CCCTCTTTTCTTTAATTTTATCTGCCTTGATTTCTTGATTTCTCTTTTTACTTCTTTATCTTTCTTATTTTATTCAATTAAATCAGTTTTCTCATTTTCTTCAATTTTCTTTATTCAAGGCATATTTTGTTGTAATTGCTTTAATCAATTTTATCTGCCTTAATTGTTGCGTGCCCGAGAAATTTTTTAGTTTTCTTTCGGTTGTTTATGGTTGTTCATTTCGTGTTCATTTCGCTCAAATAGAAATAAACAAATGTTAATAACTTTTTTGCTTGTTGGTCATGTTGTATTAAAAAAGTTGTATATTTGTACAAGTAAACAATGAAAATTATTTGATATGGACAACAAGAAAACCTCTAAAATTGCCACTCCCACTGTGTTAGCAAATGTGGCGTTCACTAATTTTGCAAATGAGTCAGTTAACTCGACTGATATGCGCGAATTGCTCCCGTGCTTGAGAATCATCGAGCGACAATTTAAACTCGACTTGAGTCAGTACAGCCACTTTGAATACGCATACGCTATCCTTAAAATGCAAGCGAGTTGGAATTAGTTGTAACTTTTTTTCAGAAAAATTTGCAATTGTCATTTTATCAATTATCTTTGCCCTATCCGATACAACATACGGTTCGGGAAAACAAGGAGGGGCGCGACTCCGTTACCGCGCAAGTTAATAAATACGCTATGCCATTAAATTGGGATTTAACAGAGGTCAAAGATTGGGGAGAACTTTTCTCACCGACAGACAAAGAGGGCTATCAGAAAATGCTTCACGTGCCTGAAACAATTATTACACTGACTATGGCGGTCGGTATGCGAGAGATTACTGAAAAGAATTGGGAGCGCTTCTATGGTCGCGTCCGTTTGCTTGAAAGAATCCACGGGGCTTTTTTCTACCGTGACAAACAGCCCGCGTACATTACTGAAGAGGACATAAAGCGGATGATTGGGCTTCACACCAACTCGAGCACCCTGACTCGCGCACAGTTTTTAAAGCGCCACACTCAAAGTTTAAAATTATAGTTAATGGAGGGGCGCGTCTCCGTCACCGCGCAATTTTTTATAAATACGCTATGAAAAAAGAAGCAAAAGAAAAGGTATGGCTTGTCGCTGTTGTCATTGATGAGCAAAGAGAGATTTTTGGGTTTTCTTCGCAAGAAAATGCAGAATCATTTTTTGATAAAGTGAAGGATGAAGTGGATGAAATTTATATTGCGCAAGAGCCCGTGCTTGCCCCAAAAAAACAAATCAATGCGTTGGAGACAGCCCAATCGCCGAGTGCCTGAACAAATGGAAAATCATTTTATTCCATTAACTTGGCAAGAGAAACGGATGCTCAATTTTTGGATGAATTGCGAGCCCGACACACCAAAAGATAACAAAGTCATACGCGGTCAGTTCAACCTTGACCTTTATTTAAAATACCGAAAAACCATTCAAAACTAAAACCATGGAGAAGACAGCAAAACAAATTTTTCATATTATTTACTACCCCGAGGCGAAAGTACCTTTGACAAAATGTGTAAACATTCATGCAGTTAGTATGGGGAGCGCTTTGATACAGTTCCAAAAAAAATACGGCTTTATACCTCTTTATATTCACAATAAATCAATCTAAAATGACAACAAAAATTAACCCTAAAATTGACGGCTTTAATGCTAAAGTAGCCAAGCCAAACATTGATTCAGAAGGCAAGAGACTTTGGTTTACTTGCGCTCACTGTAGAAATATTCACGAAGGTTTGTGGATAGATTCAGAAAAAATGTTTTTCATTGGATTTGAAGACAGCGGGGATTTTCTTTTTGCTGACGATGTAGCATATTGGGGCTATCTGCCTGAAAGTAATTAAAATTAACAAAAATTAAAACCAATAAAAATGGAGATTGGAAAATGGATTGCAGTGGGCGAAGCGCTTCCTGAATGTAAAAACAAAACCGATATTCTCTTTGATGAGGATGAAGACCCGACAAGATACCTATTAGAGTCAGACCAAGTGTTGATTTATGTACACACCCGAAAGAATGGAAAGGGCTATGTAGATTATGGACACTTTGACGAAGACGGCGAGTGGCTCGAGGGTGATTTAGGAGACCTGATTCCGAGTGAAGATTCAAATAAAATTGTCACACATTGGATGCCTATGCCAACACCTCCGTCTGACGAGGAAATTACAAAGCAATTAAAGTTAAATTCAAATAGCAAAAATCAAAAAACAAATGAGAGTAAAGAAGAACCAATCGAAAAAACAGTCGAGTAAAAGCACCCCTAAAAAACAAGGGGCTGTTGAACAAATGCCTGAATTAGTTTTCAACCCAATGAGCACTGAAAACACACCTACGGTCAGTGAGGAAATTACAACCGATGCTGTTGTTGCCAATGAGCCAATTGCTGAAGCGACCGCTCCATTAAGCAAAACAATTGAACAACAAAATGCTGAAAAAGCAAATGAATTGGAAGCGGGTAACGTAACAATCAATAGGCTTCCTATGGACGAGGTGGCTAAAGCACTTGTGCAAGTTGATGAGGACGAATTAGACTTCTACGAAGAGGTGACTACCGCCGAGCAACCCGAAACCGCTGTAGAAGTCATAGCGGAATATGCAAAAGAAAGCCTCGATAAATACACTGATGAGCAATTGACGGGCATATTGAAGGTCATGATTGATTTTGATTTACAAACCGCGTTTCTCGGTCTGCGTGGGTCAGAGGTATTTTTGTATTCAATACCCCAAGAAGATTGCGGAGTGATAACTATTGAAGAGGTTAAAGATAGGCTTAATTTACCCCAAAATGAGGAATAATAAAGGGCAATTTGTTTCAGGACATGAAACGTGGAATAAGGGTCGGAGTGATTTCCGACCCTCACCCGAAACAGAGTTCAAAGTTGGGGGGTTAGTTGCTGAAAGTCACCCGTCTTGGAAAGGTGGTGTTCAAATGCCTCAAAATGACTGTGCTTATGAATATGTTGGAGTGAACAAAAGAGTTCGTAGACCCCGAAAAGTCTATGAAGAGCACTTTGGCGAAATACCAAAAGGTTATGTGGTTATTCACACAGACGGAGATAAGTACAATGACGACCCCTCTAATCTTGAAGCCATTTCAAGGGCGGAAAACCTGAAGAGGAATAGTCTTAAAAAAGGAATAAATATTTAACTTCTTAAAAAATTACAACAAAATACAACAACTTATCTTTTTTGTTGTATATTTGTCCCGTAGTTAATTCAAAAAATACGCTAACAATGGATTATTTAACGGTTAAAACTATGTGCTGTGAGTCAACTTGGCATAGAAAATCGAGGGCTAATTTCCGCTGTGACAAATGCGATACAGACGTCACCTTGGAAATCGTCTTATTTGCGTATTGTGTTGAAGAAGCAAAGACGTTAAAAACAGTTAAACAAAAACCAAAATCTAACAAAAAATGATTACTGTCAAAAAGTACCGCAACGGCGGTAAAAAGGATTTTAGTATCCAAAAGTCAAGGGCAAATCTTTACTTCGTTTGGGAAGGAGCGAAATGCCTTCGCGAGAATCTTTCAACCATGGAAGAGTCAGAGCACCAAATCAATCAAATTATTTTAAACAGAAAAAAATCCGCACTTGAGGCTGTAACGGTTAAAAGAGAAAACGGAGAGGTCTACCAAAAAAAAATCAAACCGATGAAAAAGAATGTACAAAAAGAGTGTGTAGAATGTGGTAAAAGTTTTGTTGACGATAGTATTGTTCAAGTAACAAAAGTTTGCTCGGATGAGTGCCGTAAAGCCCGAGGAGCAAAATCTTCAAAAAAATATAATGACAAGTATCAAGAGCGCCTTAAAGCGAACAAGTTGAAGGCTAAAGAGGATGCTGAACACTTAAAGTCTGAAATGGACAGAACCGTTAGCGCTCTCTCTGATTCATTAATGAAGGGACGAGTGGAGGATGCAAGTTCACAAGCGGTGGAATATTTATCTGATAGACTTGAGCGAGAAGGCTTTGCAAAAGGTATAACTGACGCTTGGAATGAACAAACTGAAAAGTCAATGTCGGAACTATCTAATGAAGTTCTTGATAAAGCAATAGCGAGCGTTTTGTTAAAAGCAAAACATGGGCAACTCACGGTTGACAATTTTTTTACTGAAGTATTCGATACACTTATTTCGATTGACCCTAAATACCAAGACTTGTTAATATCGGAGGAAAATCAAGACTTTGTTAAACGCTTTCAATCTGTTTTGTCTGATAGTATTAAAGACCTGAAGACTAATATTGAGGCTGACGTAGTTTTGGGCAAAAAATGGAGTTCTGCACCGAGCGAACCTACCTCGACCGAGAAATTACTTGAATCATTTAAGCCTTTACATAAAGAGCCAATCTCACTTTCCGAAAAAATAAAAGTGGAAAAATGGGAGAAAAAAGCACTTCAATCAGAAGTCGAGGCTTATGCCTCAATGCTTACAAAAGTTCTTCAAAAACTATGGGAAAATAGTCATGAAGATTATAGTGATTTAGTGGTTAAAATATCTAAACTTACTCCTTATACTTATCGTGAATTAGTTGATGTGTGCAACCACTATGCAATGAAAGTTAGACTTGATAAATGGAGTGCTCTCGAAGAGTTTTTAGCAAAGGACTTGCTCGTAGATAGAGGTTTCTTTCCGAGCACTGAACAAAAGACTCAAATGAAGCAAATACTCAAAGAGTTGAATGACGACGATGGGTTTAACTTAAAGTCTTACGTGTTTGACCATTTTGTAGACGTGAAGGACAGACTAAAATTATCAAATGACCATATCTTTCAGATTAAAGCACAATTGGATAAGGTGGTTGGTATGATAGGTCGTAGCGACGACACTGTTAATCAATTAGGTCACGTAATAAATAAAAACGAAGACTCAATAGAAAAACTTGCTCACCTTTGTTCGAATAGTGAATTGACGCTTGAAAGAAAAATTGAGCACAACGAAGGCAAAATTCACTTTCTTGCAACAAAAATAGAATCACTTGAAAACCGAATAGAGATGCTTGTTAGCGCAATACAATCGGTTACTGTTATGCTACAAGACAACAAAAAGAAGGGTTGGTTTAATAAATAAAAATACGCTAAAAATCAAAAGTTATGAATACAGAAAATCAAATTTTAAAGACAAAAAACTCAACCGCTATTTTAAAGGTTGACCCCCGAAACCTTGTTGTTAAGGACGGGTTTAATGTACGTATTGATATGGGCGACTTACTCGCCCTATCAGAATCAATTGTATCAGTAGGCTTGCAAGTTCCACTGAAAGCAAAGAAAATTACGGGTCAGGATAAGTATGAAATAATCGACGGACACCGCCGACTTCAAGCAATAATGATTGCTATTGACCACGGACACGATATTCGTTATGTCGACGTTATTTTGTTTTCAGGAAACGAAGAGGACAGAATCTTTTCAATGTTGGTTACGGGCACGGGTCAAAAGCCCCTTAATGATGTTGAGCAGTCGGACGCTGTAAGCCGTTTAGTTGGATTTGGGTACAAGGTTGAAGAGGTGGCTAAAAAAATGGGTAGGTCGCTTCCCTACGGCTACTATTTGTACAATTTGTCACAGTTGTCCAAGCGAATAAAAAACCTCATCGTAGAGGGCTATATTTCGGGTGGGGCTGTAATGGAGATTGTTAAGATTACCGACGACGAGCAAGAACAGTTCGACTTGGTTCAAGAAGCCATTGAAAACGCACAAAAGGGCGCTGAAGAGGGTCAAATAAAAAAAGCCACGGCAAAGAATGTGAGCAAAGAAAAAAGGTTGACCCCAATTCAAAAACTTGATGCCTTAATTGAGGAGTTGGACAAGGACAACATTCAAAATTCAAAGGTGGACTTGCTTGTTGAATTAGTGACTATGGCAAAGGATAAGGAGGCGGGAGTTAGTGACCTTTTGTTCTTGTTTGAAGGTGGCGCGAGTGGTACGGTTTGGAATATAGAGTTAGACCCCGAATCTGACGAAGACGACGAGGACGAAAATGAAGACCAATAAAATATTCACGAAAAGAAGCACCCCGACTGAAGAGTTGGGGTGCATATTTTATCACTGACACAAACGTAATGATAGCAAAAACAAAGCACCGTCCCGACAGCATTTTTTACAAAGAAAAATATGGTATTCTTAATTTTTACTCCATTGCGATAGATATTCGAAACCACCACCCTGATTGTACAACAATGAAAGGTATTTGTACCTTAATATGTTTTTATGAGTGGGAGCATAATTTTTTTTCAGAACAAGCGAGAAAGTATTTGGAAATTAAACGCCACAACGATGAAGTTTTGCGTATGCTAAAAAAAATGAAGAAAAATGAAAAAAATTGAATTAAAAACCAAGATATTGAATGATAAATATACAGAGTATGTTTATGAAGCATTTGACATTCAAAACAAAGAGGAAACGTCTGTAATTATTCCTATGAACTTAACCGAAATCAAAAATTTTGATTGGCATATTGGAGTAATTTTAGGCAACAGCGGTAGCGGTAAAACTACTATATTAAATGAAATAGGCGAGTTAAAGAAAGTGGTTTTTGACCCTGAAAAACCTTTAATTAGTAATTTTAATTGGTTAGAGCCAAAAGACGCTACATTAGTTTTGACTTCAATGGGGTTAAGTTCTGTACCAACTTGGTTAAGACCCTTTAATAAATTAAGCAATGGGGAAAAATATAGGGCTACATTAGGTTATTTAGTTTCGTCGGCTAAAGACGGCGAAACTATTTTAATTGACGAATACACTTCGGTTGTTGACAGAGACGTTGCAAAGGCTATGAGTTTTGCCTTACAAAAATATATCCGAAAAGAGAATAAAAAAATTATAATTGCTTCTTGTCATTATGATATTTTAGAATGGCTAATGCCTGATTGGACTTGTACACCACAAAAAGGGGGCGCACTTGAAAGGTGCGATTATCGAAGGCACGGAAGACCAAAAATCAACCTTCAAGTTAGTAGGGTCGAACCTAAAACTTGGGACTTCTTTAAAGCGCATCATTATTTAACTGAAGACGTAAATAAATCTTGTAAGTTCTTGTTGTTTGAATGGAACGAAAAGCCTATTGGAATAGTTGCAGTAATTAATCAAGGTGGTAAGGGCAGAGAAAGTGCCGTTGCTATAAGTCGTATTGTTATATTACCCGATTATCAAGGATTGGGTATTGGTATTCATATTTGCGAATTAGTTTGTGCTTTTTTCAAAAATAGCGGTGCTTGTGCTACTTACATTAAAACGATACACCCCGCACTTGGTAAATATCTGTCTAAATCAAATAAGTGGCAACCTACCTCAATGAACGGGAAAATTGGTAGGGATGATGAAAGTGCTAAAGGTAGAAAAAGACGACCCTCTTATTGTTATGAATATGTAGGAGAAAGCATAGGCGGTTATGAGGAACTATTATTGCCCATAGATGAAATGAGATATAAACAAGAACACAAAAATCAATTTACTTTATTTTGAACAACATGACAAGCCCAATAGAATTAATGTATGAGTTCGTTACTGAAATGGACTTTGCAAATTTACCCGCTCACTTGAAGCAAAAATACTTTGACCAATTGCTTTCAATGCAAAACAGCGCTATGCGTATGATGTACAACAAAGCCTATTTGGAAGGACAAAGAGGCGACGCTTGCGACCCTGAAGGAGCGGTTGAGTTTTTTTACGTGGGTCAGGGAAAAACGCCTGAACAAACCGACGTTTTAGAAGTTGAGCATGAGAGCCCCGTAGTCGATAAGTTGGAGGTTGAGGTTGCAAGCGCCATAGTCAATAAGTTAGAGGTTCAGGTTGCAAGCCCCAAAAAAGAGTGCTCGAATAAATGGGTATCGGAATATTATTCGAAACGGATTGCTGACATAATCGTCAAGTGTCTTAATAAAAAAGAACTGCAAAAAAAAGTTTTGACTTTCATTTCGAAAAACAGTAGTCCTTATGGGGATGGTTACAGCGACTATATAACTCGACATAAAATAATTTCTAATTTCAAGGGCGAGAAGGGAGTTGACAAGGATTTGATAGCGGAACTGAAAGACAAAAGATTCATCCGCCAACTTCACTTTAAAATAAAAATTACGCACCTTGGAATGGCGGAACTTGAAACAAAAAAAATTTGAATTTAAAAATCAATCAAAATGGAAACAAAATTATCATCGACTCAAAAAATTGAGGTTTCAGTTATTAATGCTGAAAAAGAACGGGGTAAAAAATCGCGATTAGCGGAAATAGAAAAAAAAGAATTAATTGAATATAATAGAACAAAATTTGGGATTAGGTTGGATTTATTGACGGGTCTGCAATTGTCTTTTTTGAGGGCATAGCGCACTCGGAAATGGTAGGATATATGAAAAAATGTGACGGGGCGGGTTTTGTTCGGTTTGTGCCTTACAAAAACGAGTGGGGAGAGGAAAGGGTAAAAGCGCACTGTTACGGACGGTCGGATTCATTGAACACGGATTCAAGGGCAGAAGAGGACTCGATAATTATTACACGTCAAATCTGTGGGGATTAACTCTATACACACTGTATTGTGAATATCTTTGTTAACAACGTCAAGCACTTATTAACAGTTTTACTATTTTTGAGTATGGGAAAATTGACATTAATTCAGTGGACGGGAGAAAATAGAATGTACATTTCAGAGGTTTTAGATTCGTTCGAATGTGCTTATTCGTTCAGCAATGAAACTTTACATATCTTTTTTGACGATGAGGAAATGGTTGCTCAACCTTCAGATTGGGTTTGCGAGAATAACAAGGGTGAAATAGAAGTTTTGAATCACTCTGACTTTACTGATAAATACGGAATTTTATGAGTTTTACTGAAAAAATAATTAGCGATACCGCGCAGTATCCAAGTAATTTTACCTCAATGATAAACAAAGGGGACTTGATAGTCATACGTTGGGATGGCGGTGAAGACTCGCTTGAAGTTATAGATATGGCTATTGACCTAAATAACAGCCGTATTTTACCGAGTGAAATTGTTATCGTGTTTATATTTGGTCTTCTCAATAAAAACTTGGAGTTAACCGACTCGAGGATTAGAATTACAAATAGTCAATTTAAGTATCAAAAACACATTAAATATGCAATCGAGGGGGGAAAGTGATATGAATTTATTTGAGGGAGATAAATATTTTTACCTCATCAGGGGTAGCGCGTGCCTGAACAAATGTAGGGTATTGAATGACCGAACGCACATTGGAAGTGCTCACTGTCGTAAGTGCTCAAGTTGTTTAGAACACAGCGTCTCCGAAAATTACATAGTTTGTAGTCAAATAGACGATGCTTTGGGGAGACAATCCATTGCAGTAGCCCGCCGTGACAAAAATATCAATCCTTAAAAATAGCCCTATGCCCTTAACAAGACTGTTTACTAAACTATTCCCCAAAAAAAGTCGCTTTTCAAAACGACTTGGCGCTGTTTCAGAAACTCCGCCTAAATCATTGACTGTAGACCTATCTAAAAGTAAAACACAGTTGGTAAAAGAAGCCGTAGTTGACCTTTATGGTTATGGGTACACGCATTGTACCTCAAAAATGATTTTTGCCTATTTGGACGGGGCGCTTACAATTGCGGAGATTTCAAAACGCCTTTATCAATTGGGTCAAAAAGGGTTTGTTAACAATACCCAACGTTTATCAACAATAGCCGATTCAGATAGGTCAGGGCTTTATTGGACGCTAACTAATTCAAAAGACTATGTACACGATTGATTTTTATATGCTTCAAAAGTTAATAGAGGCTTGTTGGAGTGGGTTTACAATTTTAGACTTTTCTGTCCTTCAAAGGGCTATTGACGAACATTTTTACGAAATGAGCCCATTCCATAGACGAGCGCTATTCAACTACTTTACAACTAAATATAGCACCGAGGGGCGCATAATGGACAGAGAAACGGACACTATTCGTCGCAAACTTATTGAGCGATATAACCCACAAAATCAATTTTACATAAGCGGGGACAAGAGCGTTATTTACTTTCTTTTTGAAGGTAGTTATTTTGCAAATTCGAGGGAGTCAATTTTAGCAACAGACGACCTAATTGTTGAAAGCCCTTTTAATAATAGCGAGGGTTAGACAAACTTTTAAACAATTAAACAAGTTAAATTAAAATCTATATTATGTTAGAATCAATTATTGAATGTTACCCTGAAATGACTTTTTTAAAAGCGGACGGGTTTGATGAAGCCGTTATTGGCTATGAGGAAAGTAGCGGGAGGCTAATCTACTCTGTAACTAAATGCCTTGAAATTTTAGTAACAAATGACGAAATGTCAATGGAAGATGCAATTGAGCATTTTGATTTTAATGTTTCAGGGGCTTGGGTAGGTGAAAAAACTCCAATTTGGTGTGTTGACAACTTGCTGTAAATAAAACTATCTTTTTGGTTTTAGTTGTAACATTTTATTTTTATATTTGTACAACATAAAAAAAATACGCTATATGAATTACATTCAAGACCCTATCGTAAAAAAGATAATCGACAACCTAATTGCGGAGCAAATAGTCGAATCAGAGTCAAACTTTCCTAACGGCGACCATTGGAACGACCTCGAGTTCAAAATTACAAACCTTGTTAAATACGGTCAGGAACAAGACCCCGAGCCTATCTATTCAAAGGAAGGTTACGTTGACGGATACAGATTAAATTCGGGTGAGGAGTTTTATTATTCGGGTATGTCTATTTACGATTACGCCGATTAACCTTTTTTTATGAGCACTTGGTTTGTTAATTACTCGAAATTAGTGGATACAGTTCGCCCTCGGACGTTTAAAATAACTCGTAGGTTGACTTTCGTTTTTCACGTTCCGCTTATTGTATTAGCAAACCTATTGTACCTTCCATTTTTTAGGAATAATAAACGTAAGCAAAGTGTTAAAAAATCACTTAAAACAAATAATTTCAGCAAGTTAGAAACAACAAGCAAGTATTTATAAATTTTAAAGAAGCAATGAACGCACAACAAAGAAAGTTTTTGATTGAACGTATTCAAATGAAGACGAAAGCCCGAATTAACGAATTAGAAAAAACCAAGTTGGGTTATCCAAATGTACCAAACTACCTTTTCAAATCAATTTTAAGCGGAAAATTAGAACTACAGCCTGACGAACATACTATGAGCATTTTGAAGGAGCGGGCACTAAAAGCAAAGGAGGGCGCTAATTGGCTTTCAGACGAAAGTATAGGTTGGGAAAAAATGACAACGATAAGACTTCAAATTGAAGACCTTATTGTTATTCCTGAAGATTATAAAAAGGAACGAGATTTAGTTGCCCAACATAACGGTAAAGTAAGCGAGGAAATAAAGTCCCTTCGTATGCAGTTAGAGACAGTAGAAATGAGGGTTCAATTGGCTTCTGATAAGACCCTACAAAAGTTGATAAATGAAGTAGATGATATGGGCGAATTGTCGCTTATTGACACAAAAATAAAATTCTTAAATTCGTGAATATGCGTAACAATATACCAACAGCCGTTACAAGCGCCTTGATAAAATGCGTTGAGGCTCAAGATAGGCTTCCTAACAAAAGGAAAGAGGAGAGAATTACTACGCCTTATAGCGACGGTTGGCAAGACGCCCTTTTTGAAATGCAAACAATATTGACTGAACTATTGCCCTTGGAGCAAAAGCAAATAGTTGACGCTTGTTTATACGGTATGAACAAAAAAGGCGGAAAATTAGAGGACGCAGAGGCTTATTTTGAAAACTATTTTCAACCAACACCAAATGTATAAGATTCACCACATTGACAACAACAAAGCCCAAGACGCGGAATTAATCTGTGCTAATTTTAGCAAGACTGACGTTATCATGTTTTTTCAAGAAATTTCTGAATCTGTGGTATGTCCGCTTGGAAAGGTTTCCAAAACGGCTTTTAAGCATTACGTACTCGTTGTTAACAATAAATACGGCGAGCCCACTGTGTTTATGTATGCCACTGATTTTACATTTCGAAGACAGTTAATGGAAAACGTTCATAACAATTTAGAAAACTGCTCAAAACTCGTTTTTGCGGGTTTCAATGACGTCGTGGTTGCGGGACAATTTTCGGCGAAAACTATTGCCGAGTTAGAGAAAGATAAACTTAACTCGTTTCTCAAGTAATGCGTGCTTCAGACTTTAACAGCGCCGAGAGAAAGGTAATTGGAAAATACGTTCATGAATACCAAGTCAACTCCCTGATTAAAGGAGACGCTATAGACTTAATCAACGTACTATATTATAAACACCTTTTAGATACTCCTTCAATGCAGTTACTTACAAGAGAGGTTAAGGAGTCAAGTAACGACGTTGCTACCAAATTGGCTCTTTACTTACTCGAAGTAGTTTCAGAGGAAGCAAGAAATGAAATAATGGCGGAATTTTACGCCCAACAAACAAGTATATGAAAAGAACCCCCGAAAACGCTTTAGTTGGATTAGCGCTTGTTTTAGTCGGTGGAGCAATAATGGCTTCTGTTGCACCCAAAGAAACAAGAGAGGTATTAAATGCCTTGAAAAATAATCCGAAAAAAACAGAAGAACAGCCTCAAACCGAGGACGTAACTTTTACAATTATAGAAGACGCTAAAATAGTTGAAACCGAGCCAATTATAATAAATTCCTCGTTAGAACAAAAGGGGATGATTAGAAGAAGTTTTGAGGGCTTGAAAAGTGGTATTGTTAAATTTTGGAAATGGCTATATTGATTATGGAAAAGGAAAAGACACCAATACAAGTTCTTGTTAAAAACATAGACGATTGCTTGAACTCAAATAAATATATTGTATCACCTCATCACAAAGGATTTGTCGAAGGGGTTTTAGAAATACGTAAGGTTTGTGAACAACTAATTGAATCAGAGGCGATAGATATTGCACGTACATTTGAACGTGGCAAAGAATCCAATGTCTCGATTAGTGGGGCTGATTATATCGAGCAAACGTATGGAAAAATAGTTTTACCTGAAACACCCACTGTTTCCGAAATAAAAGAAAGTACAATGGACGATATAGACGAGGGTTTAATTGAAGGTAGCATTTGGGATACCCTCTTTGTCGGTTACAGCCGTAATATTTTTCAAAATTCAAGTGTGTTCAGTAAATATGCAATATACTTTTTCATGACGTTAATGATGTTTTTAATGAGTTTTTACTTTATACCACGTTACCTGATTACCTTTCAATTCTCGAGCATTAAAGCGTATCCGAAAAAAGTTCAAAAACATACAGACGATTTCAAAAAGTTTTTGAAGTTATAAAAATTAGACTTATGACCTATTCTTTAGATATGACCCTTGAAGGTCAAAATTGCGAAATGAACTTTCGAAATGAAACTGTCAAATGTACCGTTTTAAGCGCTTTTGAGCACACCAACAAAGCAATTGGGCTAACCCGTGTAAAATATACACTTGAGGGGCAAGACGGAGTTCTACATGATAACGTTTCGCCGTCAGAAATAAAATTCTTAAAACCAAAACTTAACAATCAAAAAATCCCTCGGAAAAAATGACAAACCAACCAATACAACAAATGGAACAAAAGCAAAAACAAACCAACGCTGAAATTGTAGGAGAGAAGACTACTTTCCAAGATTTGAAAAATGAACTTTTTAAATGCCTTGAAGGAAGAAGTGACCGCAAAATTGCAACCTTGATATTCAAGCAATATCGGATTGATTCAATTCAGCGGAATGTCCCTGACGGCAAAGGTGGCTATTACACTTTTGAAGTGAACTACAGCAACAAGAATACCAAGGAAAAACATAAATGGACTTTTATTTAACTTGTTAAATGGACGTAAAAGATTTTAGGGTAAGCAATTTAGTTTTACACCCCGTATGGCAAAAACCCGTAATAGTAACCGCTGTTGCTTGTGAGGGACTCTATGTTGGGCATAAACAAGATAGTTTTTATTACCCCATTGGTTTGTTTGAGGCGATAGTGTTAAACGACTCTTGGTTAAGTAGTTTAGGCGGACTAAAAACTATCGGGTGGGACGATTTTGTCTTTTGGCGATTTGACGAATACTACTCAAATATTTTTGAACTTATGGAGTTGAACGGCTCGGGAGAAACAAAATACGAAAGCCCAAGCGGTAATATTATCGAGCACGTACATACCTTGCAAAATGCTTACTATTTTCATGTCCTTTCAGGGAAGGAACTAACACTTTTAGAAGATGACAAAAGAGAGACTGCTTGAGTTTTACCAACAAGTAACAATCGAGGGCAAATTTGATAGTTGCCGAAAAAATATGGACGATTTCTTACCCGTAATAGTGGGCTACACAAAACGGGGTAAGTTTAAGCGCCTGAATAAAACATTTTACAATTCAATTCAAAAACAAGGCGAAGTTTCTGACGGTTTAACTTTTGCCAAGATTACAACAGTCAATTTCAAATAATATTACCGATAAACAAAATGGATGCAAGTTTTCTTTTTTCCATTTTAGAATATAATGAAGAGAATAACAAGTGCCTTATGCTAAAAATATCTGTTTCCGAGAATATAATAAATCATTGTAAAGGTCAAGTAGATAAATATAATTTTGGCATGAGAGTTTCAAGTAACGGGACTAAAGACCAACAATTAGTCGGTATAATTGGTCAAAGCGTTATTATGTCTCTGTTTGATTTGCCATTTGTAGACGGTAACAGCGGTTTTGATAACGGAGTTGATATTGAGTTTTGTGAGGTAAAAATTGACGTAAAGACAATGGGTAGAAATACTGACGTAAAGAGAGATTATGTAAACAACTTTTTGAGATTACAAGACTATTTTGATTGTGACGCTTACATTTTCTGTAGTTACCATAAGACAAAAAAGGAACTTACAATTTGTGGTTGGATTGATAAAAAAAGTTTTAATGAAAAACGAAAGTATTATCCGAAGGGCACTGAAAGAAAAAGATTTGATGGGACGTCATTTGTAATAATTGGTGACAACTTCGAAATTTTGAATAGTGATTTGTACGACGTTGAAAGTTTAGATGATTTGAAAAATCAATTGGTTTGTTTTGGGCAAAAACTCAAAGAAACTAAAAAATTAAATTTCAATGAAAAAAATGGGCAATTTTACCTAATGCTTTGAGTACAATAAATACGAATAAGACAACAAAAAATATCCTAAAACCCATTCTTTTTTTAATTTGTCGTTTGGTTGTTGGTTGTTTTTTCATTATATTTGCTACAAATAAAAACAACTAATTATGAAATATACGAAGAAAAGAATAACCATTGAAGCAATTCGGTGGATGGGTAGTAACCTTCAGGAAATAGACAATTTTATGGGTGGAAGTGGGCACGGATTTGTTGCTAATGATGAAACCATGTTCATTTATACGTTGGAGGGTAAAATGTTTGCTACAAAAGGTGACTACATAATTAAGGAGATTCAGGGAGAGTTCTATCCTTGTAAACCTGATATTTTTGCCCAAACTTATGACGTTGCAGAAAAACCCGAAAAGTCTCTTGGAAATACCGACTCAAATGGTGCTAAAAAGAACGTAAAAGATATTGTATTTTGGGGTGACGGTGATACATTCATATTAATATCAAAAGCGTCTTCAGCAGAAGAGGGTTGGATGAAGTCAACAAAAGCAATGGAAATAGTTGGAGGAGGCTGTGTTGTTCAAGTTACAACTCAACAAAGAAACCCTGACGGCTCATACGCTCTAACTGATTCTGTTACGTTTGTTCCTGATGCTATCATTCAAGAAAACACCGACGACAAAGGAATTGTTGTAGGACGTTATTTAGCATCCACCAAATAATGACAAAAGAAGAATTTGCTGAAATGCTTGACGGCAGAGTTTACGACTCCGTGCTATCAGGTGATGACCAATTGGACGCTAATTTATACAACTTGGTTATTGTCTACGGTTGCTCGGACGACTTGGTAGAATTTGAAGGGGCAATCATTGATGAGTTGGGCGCTTGGGACGGTGGGACTTTTTATTATGACAAAGAACTCGAAAGTTTCATGGATATTGAAGACAGTTTCGAGGAAATTGAATTGAAAAATGCCTTAACAATTAAAGCCAATTGGATGAAAAGTGAAGTTAATGGCAAGATTATACCTTGGACATTTGATACCAACATTCAACATTCAACATTCAACTTAAATTACGGGCATAGTGAGGGCGGAGGAGTTTTCTGCGTTGGGTTAGTAATTAACTTAAATGATTTGACAAAATGAGTATGAATACACAGATAATCGCAATGGGAGGTCGTGTCACGCCCCTTGTTTCAACTTATGTAATAAGCAAAGTTTGTAAAAACTATCTTGGTGAAGAGTTTATTGCAAGCGTAAAACTTGAGGTTAATTTTTCAGAAAAAACGTACAACATAACACCGATAAATGGGACTAAAGATTTTAGATTCATTAAAGGAGACCGATTAAGTATTGACTTATGGAGTTCGGTGGCTTCAGTAATAGACTTGGCGGTGGAATATGTAATTGAATTGCTATACACCACTGAAGTCTCTAATGAACGATTAGTCTTACAAGAATTTAACGTCAAATGTTAGATACAAAAAAACCCCTTCAGATTTCTCAAAAGGGGCTAAAAGTGTGTCGCTTTTCGTTTGTCTTGGCAGACGATGTAAATGTAATAAAAAATTCAAACATGGAACGATTTATACCGTCCTTTTTTTGGGGAGTTATTTCTTTGATGACTTTTTCGGCTTCTACAGAGACCGTTGGTGCTATGTCAACCCTTTTTGTTGTAGGAGGGGTTGTATCGCTATTGTTCGCTGTAGTTGGAATTGTGCGCGTCTATTTAGATTAAAAATGCAGACTAAAATGGAATATTTACCATTGGTTTTGGCTTGGATACTAATTATCGCAAGCGGACTAATATACCTTTTTGCTTTAGCCTACGTTGTTTATAACGTGACAAAAGCATTATTAGAAGAAAACAAATACAAAAATAAGTATGGCAAAGGGAGCAAATAAGTGCTACATAGCGGGTAAAATTGGTGGCTTGGAAGTGGCTGATTATACAGAGCGATTTGAGGTCGCAAAAGCGGAGGTTTTACTAATGGGTTTTGAGCCCGTTTCACCACTCGATTTACCACATAACCACGGTAAAACTTGGGAAGAGTATATGAGGGTAGATATTGCGGAAGTAATGCAGTGTCAGTGCTTATATGCCTTGACAAATTGGAGACATTCGATTGGTGCTACAATTGAAGTTAACACGGCTGTTTCCGTAGGTATCGACATTATTCATCAAACAAATAAAACTATACAGATATGACAAAAAGACCCACAGATAAAAAGAAATTGGAGGCAAAGAACAGAAAAAAGCCTGACGCAGTTATAGACGTCAACTCGATTACTATGCCCGATAAAATGGAAAAATGTTTTGTAATCGAGTTAATAAATAAGTCCGACGATAAATTGTATAACGTTAACCTCATCAATTTTAATCACAAAGAACAAACAAAAATTGAATATAAGGGCTTGCTTAACGAGTATGATTTTATACTTCGCCAATTGGCTTCATTACGAAAATCTGACGGCTTAATGGCTACAAGAATACATATTATGGCAAATTGCGATTACATTACTTTTGCTAACCGTCAAGTTAAGAGCGACCTAAAAACTATTCACAGTGGGCTATGCGGAATCGTTTACACTCGTACTTTCAGACGTTCTGAACACATTGACTTGGAGCAATATCATCAAAACATTACAGATATTACTTTCGAACAACCAATTAGTTTGACCAATCAATTGACTTTAGAATTGGAGTATTTAATGCCTGAAACTCGAATCAGGGTTACAGTGTTTTACGAAGAGGCTGTTGAAAAATGAAAAAATATCTCTTCCTCGACATAGACGGTGTTATTGCCGTCCCTGATGACAACATAAAAGAATGGGTTTTGAACAAAGAGCGTCAAAAACTTTTAGGAAAAATTCTTGCTGAAACGGGTGCTGAAATAGTTCTTTCATCCTCTTGGAGAGAACACACTGTTGAGGGCACACGTAAATACATGACTTCTGAAGGTTTTTTGTTCAGCGACCTCATCGTTGGGGTGACTATTAGGGCTTATCATTATCTTGACCCCTTAAATAAAATTCACTTATCAATACCTCGAGGGGTGGAAATAAAGCAATGGATTGATACCCACGTCCATTCAGATAATGGAAAAAATTGGGATAGAAAAAAAGTTGGCGTTGACTATACTTATTGTATATTAGACGACGATACAGATATGCTTTTGCACCAAGGGAAATATTTTATTAATACTGACTCAAAAGAGGGTCTTACTGAATCCTCGGCTGAATTGTGCATTGAGATTTTAAATGGAAACGTTTTGCCTTAATTATGGAGTTTAAATACCGATACGACCTACTCATCACTTTCAACCACAAAATAGCAGAGCACTTCTATTCAGGAGACGACTTCATTGGCGGTATAACTGAAGAAACTGTTAAGGAGGTTTTTGACAATCAGGCTGAAGACGGGTTTACGTTTTTTCCTGACCTTATGAATGACCTTGACTCACTTTTTGGCGAGGAGGAATTTGAAACTACGCGCTGTGACATTAGCGCAAACGAGATAACTTTTTATTATTCTACCCATGAGACGGGTATTCAGAGTTTTCAAAACAAATGCCTTGGTTGGGTTATGCTCAAAGAGTTGGACAATGCTTTTTGTTATTACTGTATTATTGACTTTGACAAGAAAGACTTTATTATCAGGGATGGAAAAGGGGGCGAGCGCCGTGACAAACTGAAGACTATTAAAATAAAAAACAGCCAACTTTTAAATTGACTGTCTCTCACCGTGCTTGCAGTACAAACTCAATAGTTTAGCAAGTTGCGTTTATTTTGGGTGGTCTGATTTATTCTATAAATGTATTTACCAATTTTGAACTACGGCGATTTCGAAGTGCATACCGTCGGGTCTACTAAAATTTCCGCCCCAATAAAATCCAAATTCATGGGCTATTGGAACTAACTCTCTCACACAGCCTTTTTGACCGATTTGAGCGGGGGTTTTATTCAATCCGTTGTAAGGCACATTTATATCAAATGCAGTGCCCCATGAGTGGTTGCTTAATTGGCTTCTGCTACCTCTTATAAAGCGCGGTACGTAAGACCCCGCAAAAGATAAAATTTTAGTGTGTAGATTTTGCTTCTCCAACTCTTCGAAAAATTTGACAAGTTGCTCATCTGCCGACTTATGCCAATACATTGAAGTATATTTTCCACCCGTGGCTTTGCTTAAAGCGGGGAGTGAAACCTTAACAATGTTTTTTTTAGCCCAATCATCGGTTATTACAATACGTTCAGGGTTATCTGCTGTAGGGCTTGCGTGGTATTCAAATTTACCGAATAGCCTCTCTCTTGAAGCATTACCCGTCAAGGGTGGAAATTTTGGTTTTGCCGTTAAACTTGGGCTTGCTGAAACCTCAATGTGAAACCCTAAAAGTACCGCCTTTTCACAAGTTTTTTTGCCGACCTCTCCGTCGGGAGTTAAGGCGTATTTTGTTTGAAAGGCAATAGTTGCTTTTTCTGTACCCGCTCCAAAATCATTATCTACCGCTCCAAAATACAAATTTTGACCACGCAAAAACGCTTGCCAATCTCCAACCGATTCTGAATTGCTACCCTTTTTTAATGTAGGAAAACTCATCTTAATTGAAGTAATAAGTGATTGTCATGCCCTCGACAGATACAATTGTTGCATTGCGCTTTTTTAAACCAATCATGTGCTTGTCAAAAGCGGTTTTGTTCTTATGAACTCTTACGTAAGTGTTACTTTGTCCCATTTTGATTATTTTTTAACTTGTTAAATATAAATTTATGCAATTAGTTTGAGTGCGCGGGCTTGAGTTTTCAGATTGTTTATCTCGGCGATATACTTGTTTTTAAGATTCGGGTCTTCAACTTCCGTTAACACTAATTCCAACAATTTGAACGTGCTTTGAATAGATTTTTGTACTCCTTCGACAAGAGCGGGACTGTAAACATATTTCGACATTGGGTTGATTAACTGACCCTGACTGTTTAGTGCCAAAATATATTGGTTATCAGCGTTGAGCCAAATAGCCTTCATACCCTTTAACTGACTTTCAATATCTATCGTTGTCTTGTTGTTGTTTTCTAAAATATCAATTACACCGTACTCCCCTACGCACAAACGAGTATTTCTATCGGCGGTGGTACTATCGTTCGTCTCGTAGTAGGAAAACAGCCCGTTTTCGCCATTGGCTTTCAAGTCTATTTGTTGACCAAGCAAAATAGCACCCAACATTAACGATGTTTGAATATTTGAAAGGTCGAACAGAGGGGCTTTTAACTCCGTAGCCGAAACTGTTGCATTTTTGGTTGTGCGTAGAGTCTGAATGAGCACTTTTATTTTTGAGTCTTGAGACAAAAACTCCTCTTCTGCCTGACTTAATCTTCCTTGCTGTATTTCTTGTAATAAAGACTTTTTAACAACCGCATAGTCTAATGAGCAAATACCCCCGATTAAAGCGGTTTTAGAGGTTTGTTTTTTTACGTTTTTTATAGTCCGTATGGTCGGAACAATATTGATACCGTCTGACGGAACTGTGGCTATACACGCAATTAGCGTAGGTGTCAAATTAGTATACGTAGCGACCTTGTTCATAGTGCTCTTGTAGGTATCAATGTTTTTAAGACCTTGTTTTACTTTTCTGTACTGCTCGTACATCAATCTTGTGTAAACCTTGCTCGGTACTGTGAAAGTAATTGTTGCCATTTTATTTGTTTATTTTTTGAATAAGTAAAGAGCCTATGTAATATGCCCCCATTATCATTAAGGCGTAACTTCCGTATTTTAATATTGGTGTGTCATTTACCTTCATACCCGTCACATACTTGTCGCTTACTCCATAAGGAAGTAACTCCCAAAAGTAGTTATCTCCTGAAACCGACCTCAACTTGAAAATTAGCCAATTTTTTTTGCCCGCTATGTTAGAAAGCGCTTGCTCAACCGTAGAGTACATAGCCGACGATAATACACGGTAGTTATTCGGGTCAATCCAAGTTAGTTTTATAGTTCCAATTTTGTACATAAATATTATTTGTGTTTAGGAAACTTGTTAGGCTTTGTGAATACGTAGAAAACTTGTCTCGTTGGACAACCGCCTAAAGGCTTTCCATTTTTATCCAAATTATATAGCAAGTCTTTGACTTGTTTCATTTCAATATTGGGCTCGCCGTACTTCGTCTCTGTCTTCTTCTTTATACTTGCGGAGTCTTGACCCACTTTTGCCGAAATAGCCCTTGTAAACGCATCATTTCCGCTTGAGCCCCTACTTGTTATTCCTACCCACGCATTGCCGTCTTTACTTTCCTCTATTTTAACTGACCATTTTACAGTCATTGCTTTTGAGTTCATATCAACATTGACCTCGGTGACTTCGGGATTATAACCCTCTTTGTATAGCCTCTCTAATTCTGCCTGAACTTTTGTGTTCATACCACCTATTACTCTGCCGTTGGTATTTTCAAAAGCGTGCAACTCGTCGCAGTTTGAACCTTTATATTCCCCCGAAACTGTAAGCGGTTTCAATTTTTTCTTTCTTAAATTAATTGCCAAAAGAATCAATACAACAGCGCCAAGTGACGAAAAAATAATGATATTTCGAGTGCGCTCTGTCATTAGTATATTTTGTTGAGGACAAAAAAGTCCGAGTAAATGGAGTTTGACGCATTATTCGTGTTCCATTGTGCAGTAACATCAAGTATATTCAAAATAGTGGTATCAAATGTGGTATTATTCAGGTTTGCAAAATTTGCGCCTTCAAAATTTAATCCTGAATTTTTAATGTAATTGAACAATCCACTCGAAACTATCGAGCCAACAGTCGCGATTCCTAATGAACGAATAGTAAAATTTACTTCAATTGACCAATGTTTATTTGTTGTGACGTCAAGTGGAATAATACCCGTGTCTGCCAATATAACTGAACCTGATTTTACCCTTATTTCAATTGTTGCAGTGCCTACGCAAGTAATATGACCATATAATTTTGCCACAAAACTGTCGCCTACCTGAAACCCATTTGCGGGGACGGTTAAAGCGCCTTGACCTAAACCAATTATAGAACCCTCGGTGATTGTTGCAGTTACGGGTGTGCTATCTGCTGTTTGCGCATAAAGACCAAAGTTGGTCGTAGGTATGCTTCCGTTAATGGTAACAATCGTTTTTCCGACTCCGTTTGTTGCTGTTACTCCCGCACCCTGAAAGTCAATAGTGTTTTGAGGCGGTAAAGAAACTCCCTCCTCCTGAATTGTATTGTAAGATACAATATCGTGGTTATCAATTTTCTGCCACTGATTTGAGTTACACTCAAAAATAGCCCAATCACCGATTTGCCAATCCGTAACTCCGTCAAGGTTAGTAGTGCCCGCAACTGAAACAATATAGTAACCGCCACAAAGCCCCACTCCACTTGTTAAAGTTGGGTTATTTGTTAAGGCATCCCAAGTACCCAAATAGGTTAAGCCACCGATTGTCGTCTGACCGCTTCCCTGAAATCCAAAGTTCCCGAAAATCATTGGTAGCCAAGTATTGAAACGATACCCGTTGTAGTTATCGTTAAGTTTGTTAATGGAGCACCGCTTTGAGACGGTATGCTTATTGGTTGATTTATTACAAGGTCAATTGGGGTTGAAGCAACTCCGTTGGCTAAAAACGCAGTGCCCGCGAAAGACCCCGTTCCCGCGGTTAAAACCATTGAAACCGCGGTTAAGCCGTATGTCTCATCTATCGTAATTGAACTCGCGTTCAACTGATACGTAAATATGTTTTGTGTTATCCCGTTTATCATAGTTATTGATTTTTCCGTAAGCATCGCATTTTGAACTCTTTTTTGAGGCACATTTTGCGAACAAACAGAGTAAAGATATTAAAATCAAGATTCTTTTCATAAAATACTTGTTGTTAATTATTTAGAAATCCATAGATAGCCCATGAAAACAGTAGTTACAGACCCGCAAATTATACCAATTATTTTTTGGCGCTTCTGACGAACTATTTCTCTTTTTTGACCAACAATGGTTTTATCTTTTTCTCTGATTTGAGCGTCTCTGATTCGAAGCGAGAAAGCATTGTTTTCTATCACCTCTTCGTACTTATCCATAGCCAACTTATCCGCTAAAATTATTGAGCGAGAAAGTGTCAATTGTTCGTCTGACAATTTAAGCAAACTATCAAGCATGATTGCTCGATAAACTTCTTTCAATAAATACTTTGATTGGGGTACAGAAAAGGCGATAAGAGTATCCTTATCGTCTAATATTACCTTTTGCGAAAACGATGGTGAACTCATCCATAAGATAAGCAACAGAACCGTCGTCAATTTCTTTAGTTTTTTCAATGTACACATACCTGACGTCTTGTTTTTTTGAATTGATTTTGGAAATAAGGCTGTCAATGTGAGCATTGGAGCGCTTAATATTTTCAATGTCGTTGAGTAAAATTTCGTTCTTGGACTTCAAACGATTGACCTCATCATCAAGAAACTTGTACGTCTCGGAGTTGTCTGTTTGATTACCCGACTTAACCAAAAGGAGAATTAGCGCTACAATAAATAACGCTAATATCCCGTAGGTAGTTTTTTGGTAATCAATTTCCATTATCCCGTAACTTCTTTTAATGGTACTTCTCTGACGTATTTTGGGCGTCCATCAACAACTTGATATAGGTACAATTTAAACACAAATTTTTCATCTGTTGGTTGTATTGTAACAAAAAAATCGTTGTATTCCGCGCCAAGTTCTTCTGAAAGGTCTTCGAGCGTATTTGTAATTGTTTCGCGGGTCGCTTTTTCTTTATCAATCAAGCCCCCTAATAAATCTCCGAACATACTTATTTGTTTTTAGTTGTAACAAAAATACGATTATTTTCTATACATTGGAAGATACCACCCTAAAATTTCTTTTAAGTTAGTATTCCATGAATATTTAATCGGAATTTTGAACAAACCAAAACGAACTTTCCATTTCATTTCGATACGGATTAAAACAGACTTTGGCTCGGCAATCATCTTGAAATAATTCACTTTCAGTTTTTTATCTAATTCAGGCAGATTTAGATTAACATTAAACCCTAACTCACTAACAGAGTTTGCCTTCAGTACATTTTCCTTATAGTTTTTTAAGGTTGTAATAAACACGTTATTTACATAAATGTCATACTCTTGTTCAGCCAAACGAATATCAATGTCACTATTATTTTTATAGTCAAAATACGCGTTAAAATCTAATATTTCAAGTGAAAACTTGTTGACCTTCACACTCTTGAATATAAGCGTGTAGTCCATCATTTTTTTAACTTGTTTGGTAACGTAGATTGCAGTTCCCGCTACGGCAACCCCGATAACGCTCCAAAGAGCCCATTTATTAATTTTCATTATCTAAAAATTTTCTGAAGAGTGACTTCAAGTAAGTAATAAATTTTTTGAACAGACCGATAACCGAAAAGCCATAAATAGACTTGAAATTCTCGTCTATACTCCACGCCTCTATAAATATTAAAATCAGGGCGATTATTTTTGTGATTACAAAGTCAAATTGGGTATAGTGTTTTACCGCTTGGTTCGTGATATAATTGTCCGCCACAAAAACAGTTCCAATCAATAACGTATAAATTAGCATTTTTGGAATAAACCCGCGCTTGAATCCGTTACTTCTTCTTACCTCTCCAAGAGCCTTACATTTCCATAAGCCCATAATGGTATCGAGTAAAATAAAAAGAATTGTCGCTACAATCATAGGGACAACGGGCGCAAAAAAAGTCGCAATAAATAGAAAAAAGTGAATAATATTTTCCTTTAAAATGTTCATAACATTAGTCATAACGTCGTTTGTTGTGTTTTTTATGTTAGTTACAGCCTTCATATCTTTTATTTATCGGGTGTATAAATTCTTATTCTTTTATCTAACAAATATCGTTTTTTTTAAATTAAAAAACAATTATTTGCTACTCACTCGGATTGTCGTACTCCGAATATCACAAATGATAATATTGCTACCACAAAAACAAGTGGGACGCTTAATCGGATAATACCCTCTGTCGCAGAGACTTCTGATTGATTTTTTTTGTCGTTTGGCATTTTATTTTGCTTTAGAGTTTTTTGCACTTCTAACAATGAGGTAAATAGTCAGTCCCGTAACTACTACCGCTCCGCCGATTATTAATCGTTTTTGAGTTTTAGTTCGGTTTTTCCACCAAGAAGGTTTCCCTGAACCGTATTCTCCGTCTTTTACTTTTAAAGCGTCCGCGTCCGCGATTGCTTTTAATCTCAACGCTTCGGCTTCAGCCTCGGCTTTTAATTTTTCTGCTTCCGCTGTTATGTTTTGAACTCCTAAAATTGGTAGTGTTTTCTGAAATTCTGCTGAATACTTTGACCAAGCGCTACCCGTCTTTGCTCCCCAAATACCGTCAACCCCGTCGGGGGCTTTCGAAGTTTTTAGGGACTTGTCCCCTTTAGTGTACCATACCCATTTTTGAAACGCCTTGATTTCATCCGAAGCCGAATACCCGTCCAAGTATGAGTAACTTTTTTCAGGATTTACTATAATTGGATTTGTAGTGATGACCTTCATGGCTTATGCTGTTTTAATTGTTGTCGCAGAAGAGCGCTTTACACTTCTTACTATAAGCCAAACCGTCAATCCCGTAACCGCTACCGCACCGCCAATAATCAAACCTTTTTGGGTTTTTGTTCTCTTTGACCACCAACTTGTTTTCTCGTTTGAGGTTTTAAAATCTGCCTTAAAAAAAGTTGGAACAATTTGAGCGGGAGTTTTAGGAATTTCAATTACATTTAAAGGTTTGGTTTGTAACTTTATAGGCTCATAGCCCATTTCAAGAAATTCTCTGTCAAGACGCGTTTTGTACTTGTTGTATACTTCACTTGTTTTTGCGTCAAATACTCCCGTCTCATCTACTAATTTTTCCCCTTTAGAGTTTATTAGTTTTTGCATTGCCAAAATTTCGGCTGTTGGAGATTTTCCGTCAAGTCGCGAATAGTTCATATCAGGGTTAACCAATATTTTATTTCGAGTAATTACTTTCATTTTTGGTTTATATTTTAGGTGCTATAGAACCGCTTTTACCTTTCACTACAGCGTAAATAATAAGACCTACAACAGCAAGTGCGCTTACCCCCACAATAACTTTTGTAGTAGTGCTCCACCCTTCTTTGACCTCTTCTTCTTTTTTCTTGTCGTCGTCTGCTACGTTTTCAACTTTCTCTTGAGAGCCTTGAACATCAGATTCAAGATAAGCGTTACCGTCACTTGCGCCTGAAACATTTTCATCTTTAACTTCTACAGCGGTTGTGTTTCCTCCCGTTGTTGGGTCTTGAACTGTAACCGTTTCGACTTGAGTAAGAGTTGTCGGCGTAATTGCGGGAGTTGGTATTCCCGTAGCGTTGCTTACTTCCTTCTTGTCATAGACCGCGCCCGTTGAATCTGTAACAGTGTTTTTTTGGTCTACTTCGCCAATTGTTCCATCAGCATACGTTTTTTCGTACTTACCTTTCTTTCTTTTTGACAAACGTAATTTTTGTAAAGGAAAAAAGAATTTTGGGTCGGCGGTTCTTGGAGTTTTAACTAAAATCAATTTTTTAGCATTACGTTTTGCCTTACGGTCAGTGCGTCTTTTAGCCCGCGCTTGACGATTAGCAATTCGTTCTGAAACACGTTTGTCTTTGCTTTCTAAACGAGAAGCCCGAGAAACCTCTCTACCACCTCTGCGTGTGTCTCTACGGCTTTCTGAACCCGATAAAATATCACTAACTGCTTTTCCACGGCTGTCTTTTCGGGCGTCTTTTTGAGTTGACAAATAGTCCCCAAACATTTCTCTGTTTGATTGACCTTTTGGTGCGGGTGGTGCAATAGGCGTTCCTTCCGTATTATCTGTAAAAGTAGTCACATTAGGTAGTAATGCTTTAAGATTTAACCCTTCACCCGAAGCGTTTGACATACCACAGCAATTGCTTTTATCCTCGATTATAGGTCGACTTGTAAATATTTTCATTTTGCTTTGTTTTTAATTTTTTTATACACTACAAACCCAATTATTCCCGCTACAACTATTCCCCCGACAATAAGACCAATTTTAAGTCCTTTGCTCATTGGGGTTTTTTGAGGGGTTGTATTAACGCCCGCTGTTGGATTCGCCATTAAGGCATTTAACTGTTCGACTGTCGGACTGCTTTTAGTAACTTGGTCAATTATTTTCTGTTGCTGTTCGGCGTTTTTTTGGTTCTCTTCTGTTTTTCTTGTTCGGTAGCCCTTGATACTGTCTTTTGCTCTATCCACAAATCCACCCGATTTACCTTTTTCACCGCTTTGTCCTGATTGGCGGTTTTGCTGATTTTTCTTTACAGCCCTTGCCACCGCAACGGGAGGGTAATAACCCGCAACTTTTTTTAGTTTCTTTCTATTTCGAGAGGAAACAGCGCCACCGTCACCACTACCTTGTTTAAATTTACGGCGTGAGCGACGCATTGCGCCCGTAGCCAAATCGCTGAACTCAATGTCATTGTCACCATTTCCAAGAACGTCGTCAAAAGCCGAGTATGGGCTGACGTCTTGACCACCCGTATACAGTTGGCTCATACCGTTAGCAACGATAAAATTCTCTGTTCTTCCCATTTCTGTATCTCGTCTCATTTCTTGAACGCTTTGAAGTTTGTTATTAAAACATAAACACTGACTGTTACCATTAATGATGATATTACAGCGCCTATACTAATTTTTTTTTTTTGGGCTTCGTCTGTTGACGTTACCACTTTTGCTGTTTGTCCTAAAATATTGACCCACATATTAAAAGTCCGCTGTATGTCATCAAGTCCTTTTGACGAGGCGTTAATTGTTTTACGAGCGTATGTCAAATTCCCTAAATCAGCCCATTCAAAAGTTGTCTTACCTTGGTATTTTCGGTTTGCCATATACGTTGACGCTATTTTGTACGACGTTTCAGGCTCTAAAGCAACTTCGGGATTTTTTACCAAATCAACCCCTATGAGTTTGCCATAAGTTTCATAATTTGCCTTACCCGTGAGTTGAATCAATCCTCTCCCAAAATAAGGTAGCCCTCGACTGTCCAAGCCAAGGGTATAATAATTTTTTTTACCGTCTGTAGAGCGGTAATAGTTAAGAGCCGTTTCACATGGCTTGTCTTGATAGGGTAAACCTTGTAATTTACAAGTGTAATCCGCCTCCCAACGCTGTAAAGAGTAGTCCGCTTCTATTTTGGCTGTTGCCAATAAATAAGCCCCTCGCTGTATGCTGTTAATTTTAGGGTCTTTCTCCATGTATTTCAGCACGCTTTTAAGTGAGTCTCGGAACTTGCCCTCATACCCACTCAAAGCGACCGCTTTTACTATGTCGATTTTTAAACCCAATGCCTTATTTTTTAGTCACAAATTTGTAAGCAAAATACCCGCCTACAACTACCGCTGATAAAGCAACTAATTTTACTCCAATGTTGTAATTCCAACCAAGGAAACGTCGTTGTTTTTTGAAGTGTTCATTGAGCACTTTTTGTGCGTTATCATCACCTCTTTTCCAACCCGATGTTGGGTTCGCTTTTAAGCGCTTATACCAAACACCGTTTTTGTTGTAATATTCAAATTCGGGCTTATATGAGAGCGAGAATATTTTGTAAATCATACACTAAAATTTAACTTCGTTTGCGAGTATCCATTTTGTACCCATAACCCAAGCGTCACTTAATTTACTGTCCAAAGGAATCGGTATGTACAACCAAAGTTTTTTCGTTTTGTTGTTGTATTGATAACCTTTAACAGTGCCCGCGTTGTTACCCGTAGCCTGAACATAACTAAAACTACTAACTTCAGGTTTTTCATAAAAGTAAGCCTCCGAAAGTGGTTTTGGTTTTCTGTCCGTAGGGTTGAATCCTAAAACTTTCGTACCGCTGTAAGCCTCATAAAGACCCCAATCTTGACCGCCCGTATTCCAAACGAATGTTGTGCCTTTTGCGGGGTCGGCTTTATTTGCTCTCAAGGCTCTTGCCCAAGAGGATACCCAATCTTTTTTCGATTGAGCGTCTATTCCACCCTCAAGATAAGCACGCTTTGCCTTCTCTCCTACTCCCATTGCAACTACAGTGTCAATGTCTTTTTGCAAACTTTCGCTTATAACGGGTTTTGTTGGTGTGTCGACGGGCTTCAAAGTCTTTTTAAACTCCTCACCGTATTTATCCCACGCCACTTTAGACTTGCCACCCTTGTTAGCACCCCAAATTCCATCGTCACCGAAACCACTGTCACCACCTTTACCAAGTATTGTTTTGTCGCCTTTGGTGTTTATTACCCATTTTTGAAATGCCTTTAATTTGTCAGTAGTGTCAATTTCAGAAGGACGGTCAACAACCGCTCCGCCACCGCCACCTTGGTTGCCTCCACCACCTTGGTTTTGGTTTTGGTTTTGTTGAGCAATAAGTGCTTGTGCTTCAGCAAGTTTCTTCGCTTCCTCTTCGGCTCTCGCTGTTTTACGATTCTTGAAAAAACGATAGCCCAAATATCCGCTAACGCCTAACAACGTAATTACCGAGCCCCAAATAAGGACTTTCTTTGTTCTATCGTTCATAAGAAATTACTTTACAGAGGTTTTTTTCGGCTCTGACATACTTGATTTAACGTATGAAGAAGCAAACGCTCCTACTACACCGCCCAATACTACCAATCCTATTTTGTAGTATACATTGGTTACGTTCATTTTTTTAGCACCGTAAAACCCCGCAACTGCTCCCGCAACTGCAAAAAGTGGGTTGTTTGTCACTTTTGTTACTGAATTTTTGATAATTCCCGCCATGATTTTATTTTTTAACTGATTTGTAAATTAGAAATCCTAACATTCCAATAATGATTAGGTTGTGGACGTTTTGTCCTCCAAGAAATTTGTTTGGGTCTTTAATGTCTAACATTTTGTTTTGTTTTACGGTGTAATTACTCCGTACCAATTGATTGCCTCTACGGGCGTAACTTCAATTGATTGGTTGTTAAAGTTTAATTGAACCGCAGACGCAGTACCAATTATATCTGTACCACTCGTTGATACGGTAACTGCGTTTGTCCCCGCTGTGCGCACTATTACAATTTTACAATTGTAATTATCTTTCAGAGTTGAAATTTGAGGTAAAGCGATTTTCACCTTACCACCCGTAGTATCTACGTTGATTGTAACCAATCCAAAAATGTTTCCGTTTAGGTCAAAAGGAAATAGGGCGTAGTCTTGTGGAGCAAGTGGAGCAAGTGCCTTGTAAGATACCCCTTGAATTGCGATAATTGCCATTTTAATTTGCTTTTTTTTTGGTTGTTAATTGCTTACTTCTTTACCGCTTTGTAAATCAGGAAACCTAACATACCAATAATGATTAAATTGTGAACATTCTGTCCACCTAAAAATTTGTTTGGGTCTTTAATATCTAACATTTTGTTTTGTTTTTAGATTGTTCAATTCTTTATGACTTTGTGACACTCTTATACTTAACAATAAAAAGAATAGTGTATGCGAGTGCTATGCCCGCATATCCTATCAGCATTAATTTAGTTTGATTGTCGAGTTTTGCCATCTTTATTAGATAGGGTTTTGACCAATTGCGCCTGAAGAAAGAGCGTTGTCAGTAGCCAATACAAACCAATCTTGATAATCGCCGTTTGCAAGAGATAATTTAACGATTGTACAAGCGTCTGTTGTAGCGTCGTAATTCTGAACAATGTAAGTTGTTCCAACTGCTGAATCAACGTATTGAGCAAGAGCAAGAGTTACTTGGGCTAATCCACCAACAAGCGCGGGAAGTGAAGAGGTTGCACCCGATGTTTGTGACGCTGACCAACCAAATTCCGTTGTTGGGCTCAATGTTACAGTTTCATACGCTGTGCCAATTTGAATCAATTCAGCCGAACCAATAAATTGAACAACATTCGGTATAATTACCAAATCCGTGTAGGATACAATTTTTACCGCATTAAGCGATGTGTCAATTCGGTTAACTACCAATTCGAAGTTAAAAATTCTACCAAATACCGAAATATCAGGTAAATTGATTGTAATGTCTCCACCCGTAGCGTCTACATCAAGATAGATTTTTTCAAAAACATTTCCATTCAAGTCAAGAGGGGAAAGGTCAAATGTTGCTGAAAGTGCGGGGAACGTTACCGCGCAAAGTTTGTAAGTTGTGTTTGAAATTGTTGCCATTGTTTATTTATTTTAAATTATTAAATTGATTACTTTTTTTTACCCGCTTCATAGCGAATCTAAATTCTTGAATGTGATAACAAATCTATGAAAAAAAAACAATAAAACGCACTTTTTTTAACAAGTTAAAAATTATGTGCCTTGATTTTTACTCTGTTGCTTTTGCTACTTCAAATTTTGCAATGTCCTATATTAACTTCTCTTGCACAAAAGTAACCCCTGAAATCATTTATTATTGGGGTTTTGGTGGGGTTAGTCTTGAACTAATCGCATTTTCTTTTGCTTGAAGAGCGTCGGCAATCGCTTTGTCATTTAATAAAACTTTACCTATCTCTTTCGTTTGACCACCTACGTAACCATTTGGGTATATATAAATTATGTCGTTTTGCTGAAATACACCCGTGTTTTCCGCTACGCCATCTTTATAAGAATTAGAATATATGGACACAACTTCTTTGTTAGTTGAGCGTCCAATAACATAAGTGCCCGTTGTTCGAAGTATTTCACCCTCTTTGTCTACTGTCGTGAATAAATTTTCCATAATTTTTTATTTTATTGTGTATTACACGTTTCTATTGAAATTAACTGTACTTGAATTTGTATACGTCGTAAAATTAAGATTTACAACACACTCGAAGGGATTTAGATTACCCGTTAACAAAAAGAAGTAATATTCATTTGGATTTCCAATAGTGTTGTCATAATTTATTAAGGCGTTTGTTAATGGTTCAATAAGACCCGTTAATGAATTTGTAACCCAACCGCCATTCGTTAAAGGGCTTGTTATCTCTCCCGTAATTGCCGAATCTTTGCAAGTAATTGTACTAACGTCTCCGCCTATACCGAAAAAACTTCCTAAATCAACTGTAACAACACCCAAGTATTGAGCGTATCCATTTGACGAACCATCAAAATCAACGCGAGCAACATATTCGAAGGCTTTTAAGGGGGTTAGTAAGGGTGGTATTTCTACTAATCCCGACGTTGGTTGAAAATCACTGAAAACACGTGAATCTCCACCTGACAAGGGGTCGCCCGCTATGAGTGTAAATTTGCTTTCTAAAGTAGTAACACTTTCAATAGCAAACCACTGCGTTTCTGACGCTACTTGCAGAATAATCGAAGAGCCGTTACCATTTATGCTAATTTGTGAAGTGCTACCGTTGTCAAAGAAATTCAACGGCGAAGCGTTTATTGTAATTGCATTTGCAGAGGCATTGTTAGAAGCGTCTGAAATATGAATTTTGATAGACCACTGACGTTGCAATTCTGCAATTTCAAATAGGTTAATAGTCACGGGTGCGAGCGTCGTGTCGCACTCCAACCAAAGTTCCTGAATAGGATTTTGGGATACGTCCGTAGACAGTAAATTGTATGTTCCTGAAATCATTTTCGTCTTTGGTTATTTTTTGTAAGTTTTTTTAGCGATGACCATGCACTCTTTCAGTGACTTACTTGGGTTTGCTTTTCTGCATTTGTCAAGATGAGCACGCCACGCGCCCAAATTACTTAAATTTCCTTTTTTCATAATTTTAAATTGAATATGTGATTTTTTTACTTCTCAACATCGAGTTTATTTTGGCTGTGTAGTAACTGCTCAATTCACTATGTAAAGCGCCCGCCATTGTGCCCTTGTAATTAGGCTCGGGATTGAGTTTTCCGCTACTAACCTCACGAATGTCATAGGCGTTGCTTACCGCAAGATAGTCCGCGTTATTTTTTAACTTGGAAAAAACATTTACTATTGCGTTTTCGTCCGTACCGTATCCGTCCATAGAAACGTGCAAAACGTTTGCAAAAGACTCCGCTTGTTGCTTGGTTATTTTTTGTTTTGTTTCGCTGTTTTGGTTTAGAACGTCCAACTCATTTGAGCCCGCTTGTACCTCTTCTCGAGAAGGTATCCTTTTTACAACCCCTTTTACAAGATAGTAAACAACTACGCCCGCTACAATAAGTAGTCCCAAACGCATTACTTTTTTACCGTTATCTGATTGCATATATCCCATAGTTCCTGAACCCGCTGATGCCATTTTACTTGCTATTATTTTCCTTACCATTTTTTTTAACTTGTTAAATTCTACTTTTAATACCTTTGCTTGATAAAATACCGTTAACATAACCAACCTCATCAACAGACAGTTCAGTTCTTAACAAATAAGGCAGATTGCCTTCAGCGTAATAAGGAAAATTGCCTAATTTTTTTATACCAAATATTTTCAAAAGGGCTTGATAGTCCGCTTCGTTATTCAGTTTACGGAAATTGCTATAGATGACGTCTTCATAAGTGCCATAGCCACTCATTGCGTCTAACAAGTTTTTAGCAATTGCTACTAAAGACTCATCCGAAAGTTGCTTTTTTTCAGAAGTCGGGGTGTGAGGCTTTTTCATATATTCAGCCAATTCCCTTTCTTCTTTGCGGTTTCTAATAATTTTGCTAATCAGCCAAATACCGCCTACGACTACCGCACCGTAGACTATTGCTTTTTTGTTTTTAAGTAAAAATTCTTTCATATTACTGTAAATTTAACTTTTTATTTTTATAATTCAAAAATGCTACGTTATTATGTTTATTAAAAACACTCGGTTTAAAATATCACCCTCGTCTTTAGTTATGTAAATTTTATCCGCAAGATTGACAGTGTGATTTACCAAGGCATAACTTGTTGCTCCTCCGCTCGACACAATTTCAGTTCCTAAAGCACCCGCTACAGCAACGCTAACAAAAGTCAATGTTCCCGAATCAGGAAATAAACAAGTTGCGTGGGCAACATTAAGCCCAATGATTTTACTAACAGTTAGCCCCGCTGAATTTAATAACCTAAAAGTTCCGACCCAAGTCCGTAAATTTAAAGGAATAATCAATGTTTGAGTGGGTAGGTCGTATACGGTAGGGTCGCTCATGTCTATTGAGTAGCGTATCGTGTTTATATATGAGGTCGTGCTCCCTCCAAATAAAACTTGAGAGTTGGGTAGACCGCCTTGCCATGTGGTATTAAAAAACTCACAGCCCGAAATTTCTAATGAATTTATGCCAACGTTTATAACAGCGTTTTTCAAGGTATTATTTACGACCTGACCCGAAGGTGCACTCAAAGAAGTAAATACCACAAATGAGTCTTGCTCAATTACATTGGTTGAAAACTCGCAAATTATTACGATAGTGCCAATTTCAATTATTGAGGCAGATATTTTATTTCCAAAACCTTTTGCGGATAATCCAAAAAGTCCGTCAAGATTGGTAATTGAAACATTTGATTTCGTGTCCAAAATATTCTCACGAAAAGAGCCTTCAGCACCGCAGTTTGTTATTGTAAGAGTCGAATTTTGTTCTACTCTGTTAGTTGAAATTTCCCCGATGATAGTACCAAGCGTTACCGAACAGTTAGAAAGGTAATTAGAATAAAAAATCCCTGATAAATTTGTTATAATAATGAGTCCTTTGTTTATAACGTTAGACGAACAATCATTCGTTAAATTTGAAATTGAAAGTCCGCCGTGTGTAATTAAATTAGAGTCAAAAGTCCCGCCCTGATTGTTGACAGTAACAGTTGAATGTCGTAAATCGTTTAATAAAAACGACGCTGTTGAACCTCCTATTACTGTCAATGCAACTTTTTGTGAAATTTTATTATTCCTGAATACACTTTGGTCTTTCAAAGTAAAATTAGAGTTAACGTCTTGCTCAAAAATATTTGATGCAAAAAGAACGTCAACCTGACTTTCAATAATAAGCACCGAAGTATTTGCTGATAACAAATTTTTCTGAATTTTACCAAAATTTTTCAGTAGGGAAAGTTTCGACTCATGTAAATAGTTACCCTCAATAGAAGGTATGCCGACGGGGTTTCCTATTACGTAATTGTTCCAACACTCAAAAATTGAGTTAGCCTCCACCTTGTTGTCTGCCACTTGATTGTTCCCCCATTGAAAAAGTAAAAATGCTTCATTTAAGGGTGCTAAATTGTTTAAGTTGTTTTCAATAAAATTGTGCCTTTTATCCGCACGGGTCAATATTTGATTGTTACTAACGTTGTACGTTACCTCATCAATTTCTTGTATATATCCGTTTGTGGTTGACTTTGTTAAAACTGTCCAATTTACCGCGTCTAAAGAAGGGTTGCTTATTCCATTTAAACCCGTTGTATTTACGTATTGTAAGTTATCCCACATAACGACGCTCCCAATAACGGGGACAAGAGTTGACTGCCAAACACCGAGGTTTGAAACAAAACCTGAAACACCCGAATAGTTTCCGACCAATTGATAATCAGCGTTTAGAAATATTCCGCTACCTGAAAGAGATACAGAATTTGTTGTAATGCCTTGAACTACTATTGGGACGTTTTCAAGTACCGTATTGGTAAAAATTGCGTCTGTGACTAAATAAAACTGACCCGCAATTACTGTGTTCCCTGAAATTAAAGTTGTTAAATTAGCAAAGGTTGTAGGAGTTATCGAAGCGCCCGCTATGTTAACCGTTACGGCACTTCCTACCGCTGTTGCCGTTACTCCCGCGCCAACAAAGTTCATGCTTGTAGTAGAAGTAGCAATAACAACGCCCTCATCTTTTACAATTATTCCTGAAGGAAAACCGTAATTGGTCTCGGCTACATAAGCCGTGTTAGAAACAATTCTAACAATTGCTGAACCTCCATTAACATTTACAACAAATGTACTCGCGTTGTTAACCGTATAGCCTATAGGGGCTTTTATCGTTATGTTGTTAACGCTCGCATTGTTGCTTTTATCAATAACGTATAATTTGTATACTGTGTTCCATAAGTCAGCGGGTATTTCTGCTAAATCGACTGAAACAGCGCCCAAACTTGTATCACAAAGCAAAATAACGTCGCTATCATAAACGATGTTTATTAAACCGTTTATAGTCCGAAAAGTATTTGCAAATTTTTGAGCGGGTAACGTCATTATAAATAAATATTTACTTGGTCAATTTGTCGTATGCTTGAAAAAATTGAGGGACGGAAAGTAATAAAGTTCTGCGCGTTTACATTATAAGCAATTGCAAAAGAAGTTGCTCCTAAAGTTGACACTATTTCAGTTGGTAAAGCACCCGCTACCGCCACAGAATCAAAAGTAACTGTACCGCTCCCGCTGTAAAAAGTAGTCGGAGCGTAAAAATTCATATTAGTTATTTTTTTTATTGTTGAGCCCCCACCGTTAATTAAAGTTATCTCACCACAAAGCACTAAACCCGTAGAAATAGTTAATGTAAGGGTAAACGTTGCGGGGTTGTAAACTGTTGGGTCTGACATATCAACTTCACACTTTATTGTAGACAGCCCATAATCAAAAGTTCCCAATTCAAATATTTGGTTATGAATCGGAACGACATACCCTCCTTTTGTAATGTTCAAACTTGAAAATCGAGAATTTAGCGTACCAATTGTGATAACAGTAAAGTTTGTAACGAGACGCCCAAATTCATCATTTACAGTTGTAACAGTGAGTCGGCTTCCTTGACCTGAAGTAATACTGCCAACATAATTAGCATTTAAAACAGTTCCTAAAGTTAAAGTGGATTGTTGTGTTAAATAATTTCCGTCGTATCTGCCTGATTGACCTACAAAACCATCGTTGCTACCAATAATGATTTTGCTCTCTTGCAACACTGTGTTTTGTAATATCTCACCATCAGCGTCGTTTGTATCCACTCTTAAAATAGAGTTTTGACGAACTATGTTGGTCTTGATTAGATTCTTATTTATTACTTGTACCTGAAAGGTTGACGTTGAAATTATGTTTTCTGAAATATCGCCTCTTGAGGTGTTCTCTTCTACACTGAATATACAGTTATTAGAGGCTATATTAAGGTTAATTATTCCGCCATTTGTAACAATTGAAACGGTTGTTTGTGTAGTAAATTCATTATTGTTAATGAAGCCGTTGTTTGTCGTAATATTTAATAAACTAAACCCTCTAACTATGTTGCCTATAACCTCGTTTTGATTGATGTTAATAATCGACAGTGTACTGTTCCCGCTGATAACGTTGTTTACAATCTGCCCGTCGTTTTGATTGACAGAAAGCCCGCCCCTCGTCGTGACTCTGTTTCCAATAATGCTTCCCGTGTTTATCGTCAATACATCGAAATTAGCGGTCTCGAAAACATTATCAGTAATATTGTTGTTTGAAACGTTTATATTAACGGTAGAATTTAATATTCGGTTGAGGCTAAAATCCTCCGTATTCGTAACTATGTTGACAGTGCTTGACTCAATATGATTTGCGACAAAATTGGCGTTGTTGCTCAAGTTATGAATATCGCATTGAAACAGTTTGCAAATGGTATTGTCTCCAAAATTTGAACCTATTCCGTTTTCTAAAATAAACGTCCCGTTTTGTGAAAAATCATTTTTAGCAATGATGCCTGAATTACTTATAATCCTCAAGTCAACGGATTGTTTGATTGAGTTGTTTTGAAAAATGCGGGTGTTTATCTGCAAATTACATTGACTTCTTTCCGAAACTTGATTTCCAAAAATAGCGGGTAAGATTGCAATAGCGGGACTTCCTATTACGTAGTTGTTCAAGCAAATGAACACAGAGTCGCTCGAAACAGAATTTGATTGTACCTGATTATTGCCCCACTGAAATTGATAAAAAGCCTCGGTAACTGTAGCGTATGAAATTCTATTGTTTTCAACAAAATTATTCCTTACGTCCGAACGGCTTAAAATATTGTTAGAAGAGGCTTGGTAGGTTATATCATCCACCGCTTGAATATAACCGTTGGTTGAGTTTTTTGCTAAAACAGTCCAATTCACCGCGTCCAAAGAAGGATTGCTTATTCCATTTACACCCGTGGTATTTACATACTGAAGATTGTTCCAAATAACGACGCTCCCAATAACGGTGATAAGTGTTGACTGCCAAACACCGAGGTTTGAAACAAACCCCAAAACGCCTGAATAATTTCCGACTAATTGGTAATCCGCGTTCAAAAATATTCCGCTCCCTGAAAGAGAAACCGAATTAGTGGTCACGCCCTGAACAAGAATTGGTACTGTGTCGCTTAATGTTAAAGTGAAAATTGCATTGCTGACTAAATACCAAGTGTTTGGCACTACAGCGTTTGTTGCAATTAAAGTTAATAATTGAGCACTTGTAAGAGGCACTACAGCCGTTCCCGCAATATCAATTGTAACAAATCCACCAACAGCGGTTGCATTAACTCCCGCTCCGACAAAATTCATTGTGGTTGCCGACGGAGTTATGGGCACGCCTTCGTTTTGAACTGCAAGTCCTGAACCAAATCCGTAATTTGTTTCAGCAACGTAAGACGTGTTAGAAATAATTCGAACTATTGCAGACCCTCCGTTAACATTTACAACAAACGTACTCGCGTTGTTTACAGTGTATCCTAAAGGGGCTTTTATCGTTATGTTGTTAACACCCGCATTGTTGCTTTTATCGACAACATATAATTTATATACGGTATTCCAAAAGTTCGCGGGGATTTCTGCTAAATCAATGTTTACAGCACCCAAACTTGTATCACAAAGTAAAATAACGTCGCTATCAAAAACAGTGTTTATTAAACCGCCTACAGTACGGAACGTGTTTGCATATTTTTGTGCCGAAAGTGTCATAGAATCCTTTTATCTCTTGCTTCAGTATAGAAGAACTTTTTCAAAGAAACTTGTTTATAGTAAAAGCCAAATACTACCGAGTTACCCGCTAAAACTTTGTACTGAATAACGTCCATTCCGTCAGGAATAAAAGCACGTCCTAAAGTCTCTAAAATGTTCCAATAGACAATTCGCTGTTGATTTTGGTCTATGTCGATATTCAAATTGTTTTGAATAGGGTGAATTTTTTCATGACCCGCTACGCTCTTGTTCTTAAAAATAAGTGGCTGACTGAACTGTTGTTGCACTTGTAGACCCGTTACTGTAAACTTGGCGTTTGGTAAAAAGGCGGGATTGGCTAATAAATTGAACAATAAATCACTATACTCCACTAAATTATTTCCCGCAACTGAAACGACGTTGTTTAAGTTTTGAGAAGTTGAGTATAAATAATCAAGGGGTTGAGAGGGGTTAAATAACTCCAAGTCAATATCGTTTGGGGTAGCATTGTTAATGATAAGAACCATTTCCTTCAACTTTTCACCTTTATAATACCCAATATTTCTTATAGCCTCACTGTTTTTATTGTTGGCAAGCATAAATCTATCGACACCTTCAACTATCACGGTGCGGTCTTCAGGCACTAAAATTCTTTCGGTGGTTTTTCGACCTCTTTTTCCTTGAATAACCGCTCGTCTTTTAACGGGAATATCTACCCGCTTTTGACTTTGGTTAGGAGGTCTTGGCGTACCGCCTTTTGAAACCGTCGGTTTAGCCGTCGGCTTTTGAGCCAAGGGCTTTTGAGCCAAGGGCTTTTGTTTAGGCTTGATTAAGGGCTTTTGAACTGAAATAGGTTTAGCCGTTGGCTTTTTAACCATTTGGCGAGTCGGTCTTTTAACAACTTTTTTAATTGGCTGACCTGATGTTAAGGCGCGTGACTTCGTTCGGCTGACAACTTTTTTGTTGCTAACCGCACGGTTGACCTTTTTTAAGTCTGACTTCAAATTCTTTCCGTCCAATCCTGAAAAGTCAATGTCAGAAATATCTAAAATATCCTCGTCGTCATAGTAATCTCCGTATCCGTCCTCGTCATAATCTTCACCGTCAGCCTCATAATATTCGTTGTTGTCTTCATAGTCATCAACGTCGTATTGTGTACCTTCTGCCAAAGGTTCAGAATTGTAAATTTCAGAGCCGAACATTCCGTCTTGAGAGTCATCGCCCATTAAGTCTAAATCTTCCCAACTCATTATTTTAATTTTTTAGCAAATTCCTGATTCTCAAAACGCTTAATGTATTCCATTATTTTTCGCATACGCTTCAAATTGCTTTTTGACTGCGCTTTTAAAAATACGTTGGCGTAAACATAGACGGCGTCAACTTTTGAAAATCCTAATCCCAAATATACGTATAAAGCGTTGATGTCCGCGCCTATTTCGTTGCTAATGTCCAATCCCATTTTTGGGTTTTTGAACACGTGCGAATATTCATGAAGCAATATCATCATTCTCATCGCTACTGTGTATCCGTCAAATGACCGCTTGCTAACCTCTATTGTACCCGTTTGGTGTCCAATTCGAGCGGGAGTGTTAAGTACCGTGTTAGACGCAAAATCAACTATAACGGGAAAGTATTTTATTCTATAACTATTGTCAACCGTTTTGAAAATACGTCCGTCTTTATTGGCTTGCTCGAAGCCCGCAACTTGTGAAAAGAAGACCGCCAAATTTAAGAATTTTTGAGTCGCTTCGTCAACGTGTATTTCATACGCCGTAAGTTCCTTTTCTTTAATATTGACAATGTAATTATTTGTCGGCGTGCCCTTTACGGGTTCTACTCTAATTTTTAAGGCTTTTGGCGTTACGGGAAATGACAAAAAGATACTTCTGAAGCCGTCAACTTCAATAGTCCTATCCGCATATTTTGAACGGGGCTTTGAGTCAGAGGCAACAACCCTAAATTGGCATTTACCTTCGCACTTAATTTCTACAACTAAAGAAATCGCTCGATTCTCTGTCTCCCAATTTTGTTCCATAGGTTCTTACGCCTTAATTGTTGCTGAAGAAACTTTTCCGCCTTTACTACGTGCATACAAATAGTAAGCAATCCCCGCTACAGCCAAAACACCTACAGATATTAAGACGATTTTAGTCGTTTTGCTCATACCTTCAGGTTTTTTGTCCGCGTCGGCGTCAGGTTTTTTGTCGGCATTTGGGTCAGTTATAAGCAAGTTTCCGTCAACGGGTGGCATATTCGCACCAACCGCACCTATTCCAAGAAGATTTTCAATTACGGGAACTCCTCCCGCTTCTTTCAGACGAGCATATCCTTTTTTCAAAGAATCTGAAACTTTTCCTGATTTTGCTCTTTTTCCTTTTCTACCATTTGCCGAGGAAACTTCCTCGATAATTGGTGCTTTAGTCATTACTAACATATTATTCTTTTTTTGCTATTTTAACAACGGGTTTAACTGTTTTTTTTGAAGACTGACTGCGATATACAAGATATGCACCCAATAATCCAACGCCTAACGCGCCATATAATTTGTACTTTTTGTCTTCGTCAGGAATATATCCCTTTTTCTGTGCAAAATGAACCCCCAAAAAGCCTACTAACGCTCCAATTAAAAAAGCATCTGCATAACGAATTTTAGGGTTTTGAACAATCACCTCTTTGTTTTTTTCGTCCGCTATTTCTACGGCTGTCTCTCCACTTGCATTAGACGTCGTTGGCACTCCAATTGGAGTGCTATTTACCTCTTGAACACATTCAATTGGAATAACACCCATTTTGCCCACTAAAACAAATGAGGGTTTGTTATTTGAGTGCTTTAACTCTCCTTGAACCATTTCTCCCTTTTTGAAAGTTCGAAACTTGATTTGAGGTGGTCTATGCGCTTGCCCACTATTAACGACAAAAGGAACTTTTACCGTGGTTGATATGATATACGTCTTTTTCATACAGACTATTTCTTTATTTTGGGCGTGTCTTCATTCTTTGCCTTTTGGAACTGCTTATATGTCAACCATACAACGCTCGCAATGGCTAAATATCCTAAAAACTTGCTCATGTTTTTGCTTTTGAACGTAAATAAACTACCGCTGTGATTATTGCAAGAACTCCAATTACTGAAGCCGTCACTATAATAGTGGTTTTTCTTTTCTTTGCTTTCAACTCATCGGCTTTTTGTTGCGCTTGAAGTTGCGCTTGTTTTTGAGCCATGATGCCTGAAAGAAGCGCTTGTTGAGCCTCCGCTTGTTTTTGAGCGTAGTCCAAAGCACCGTATTTTTGCTTTTGCTTACCTTCAATGACTTTGTTGGCAACACCCAAGCCTCCCGATACAATACCCCCTACAAGACCGAGCACATTACTTTTGTCCTCTTCTTCGTCGGCGTAATCTTCATAGTCATCGGGGTCTTCGACGTCCCAATAATCATAAAGTTTGTCGTAGGTTTTATAGATTGACTCGTTGCTGACAGAGCCGTCAAAACTACTTTTGTCTTTAAGTTCAATCAGATAAGCCGTGCCATATTTTAAACTATCGTTTTCAGGCAGATAATATAAATATGCGTCCGAAATTTCAAGGTCAGACGCGTTTGGGTTCATATCTATTTCAGCGCTTTCCAAAAGGTCTATAATCGCTTGTCTATCTTCTACAATAGTTTGACCCACACGTTGCATAACGTGCCCATTGAAATTTGTCGCTGTTAAATATAAGTCTCGCATTTATTTCAAATAAACAAAAACTCGCAAAAGAAGTCCTTCCGCGAGTTTTCAGTTGAACCTTTATTTTATAATTTTATACCTTTTTGCAAGATACAAAGCCAATACTCCAATACCGACTCCAATAGCAATTGATTTCCAAACTACCTTGTTCTCTCCTGAAGCGTTAGACTTTAATTCGTACACGCGTGGCGTAGGATAATCGTCTCCCATATAACTCGGTTGACTTACTACGGCGTTGTTGTCAAAAACTACGGGTCTTCCGTTTTCTGTCATTGTATCGTAGTCAAAATCATCCAAAGAATCCATAATATCATCGTAGCCCGTTTCACCTTCAAAAGAAGACTTCATTTTTGCGGGAACTACAATTCTGTTCGGCGAAAACTGTGGGTTAAGTTCTGCTTCAACGGGAGTTTCAGAACCACCGTCAACGCAATTTAAATTTCTTTTTCGGTTACGCATTTGTTGCATAGCGTTAGGATTTCTTGGTTTACCCGCTTTATATCCTTTGCCTCTACCACGTGCTTTATTTTGGGCTCTTCGAATTTCCGAACGTCGGGCTTTTGCTTTTTTAGCGTCACCGTCGGCGTTTGAATAATCCGCAATTTTAGCATACATCGCTTGAACTTTTTTCATTCGTCGCTCAATCTGCATATCAATTCCCGTTATTGGGCTACCAATTTTTTGCATCATAGCGCGACGTTTCATTAAATCCGATACTTGACGTTTCTCTTCATCAATATCTGCCATGTGCTGAACAAGGCGAGGGCTTACTGTTGCATCGCCGTCAGCGTTGTTGTAATCACCTTCCTCTTCATTTCCGTAGTCCTCTTCACTGTATCCGCCTTCTGAATCGTCTTCTGAATAGCCCTCATCGTCGTAACCTTGAGGTGGCGTATTCCAATCTTCATCCTCTGAATAAGTGCCTGAAGCACCGTCTTCAGGATAAGAAGAACTTTGAGGAGCATAACCGCCATTATCAGTCATTTCATTTCCCTCGCTTTCAGGGCTTTCAGAACCGCCGTTATCTTGTGGCTGAAGACTTTCTCTATATTGTTCTTGCTCTTGAGCGTAGTTTTCTCTTTCTTGCTCGCCTCTTGCATTTGTGTCCTTTCGGGCTTGTTTCGCCTCTCTCGCCTCTTGACGTTCCGCACGAATATTACCTCTTCTTTGACTTCTTGAGGCTTGTTGACTATCTCGTAGGGCTTGTCTTGAGGTTTTTCTTGTTGTTCGTCGAGCAATTCTTGCCTCTTGACGACCGCCTTTACGGGCTTGCTTTACCTCTTGTTTGTCACTGATTTTTGACAATTTTCGAGCCTTGCGTCGAGCACGTCCCTTTCCTCGGGCTTCTGAAAATTCTCCAAACGCTTCTTCAAATGAGGCGGTTGTTCTAACCGTCATTGGTTGGTTTGAAGACGTAGGTGCTAAAGTAATTATTGTTGTCTCCATTTTATTTTGCTTTTTGAACAGTTATACCGTCGTTCTTGGTAAACTGTCTTGATACTAAATACCCCGCCAAAGCACCAACGCCCGCAAGCATTAGAGATTTATTACGGTCATAATTTTTCTTTCGTCCAAACGTATATCCGATTAGAGCACCCGCAACAGACGATACTACTCGAATAGTTGTGGTTTTTCTTTCTGCGGGTATCATTTCGACTTTTGTGGCGGACACTTGTGAATCAGCGCCCATTGTAACTTCTGTCATTGGTTCTACGAATTTAGAGTAAATAATTTCATTTTCATTAGTAATAAAAACTTTATATGTGAAGGGCTTACCTCTACGTAACCCGTTAATATCTTTCCAATCACCTATTACTTCCGCTCCTTTTTTATATATTTCGCCCGTTTCGGTAAAATTTTTGTGTTCAACGTTGGGCTTTAAAATTGGTGCGTCTTGTAAAATTGTTTTTGTTTGCATAAATTCTTATTTGTTTTTTGTAATTAGTACCAATGCTAAAATACTAACAAATCCGAACATACCCAAAATAATTAGTTTGTCATTCGTTCCCGAGCCTTGTTGACCGTTAGAAACAGAATTAGTTGCACCGTCAAATCCCGAGCAACCACAACTACAACCACCTCCCGAACAATTACTTTTTAGTTCAGGCATTGTTGAAATAACAGTTGGGGTTTGAGCAACCTCTTTTATTGGCTCTGAAACAACAACTTCAACTTCCTTTGACTGAACCGCAACCACTTCAGGTTTTGGTGTATAATTTTTTAAAATAAAATCTCTGTGCGGGTGTATTTCCGCAAATTCTTTTTCCAACGCTTTTTTGTCGTCGGTCTCTTTGTAAAGTTCGGAAAGTTTCATTTCCAAGTCGCCATGATTTGTGGCGTCGGCTTTACCGTATTTCTTTAACAACTTTCGGCTTTTTCCCGTTGACTCATTAGCCAAACAGCCTAAAATTGTAATCTTCTTTTTTAGTTTGTTCGTTTGTTTGGTCATCGTCTCAAAATTAAATTAAAAAAGGCAAAGGCACACTGCCTCTGCCTTTTGTATATCTTTACATAGTTGGTCTATTATGACTTGCTAATTCCCGCAACTCCTTGAGTTGTTTGAATGATAACGGGCGCTACGTTTTTACCTGACAATCTCGGTGCTTTAGCAGAGTTCAACGATGTACCACCGTTAAGAACTGCCTTACCACTGATAACTTGGATTGGGAAGATAGAGATTACGAAGATTGTTGTTGCCAACAATGGGAACGTAATCTGCGTATTTCCGTCCACAGTCACGGGTTTAGTAACGTCCAAAATATCATTTTGGAACTGATAAGCGTCACGCATGATTGACAAATTCAACGGAGTTGAATATTGTTTACCATTCGCGTCATAATGTATCAACGTAAGAGTTTGAGATAATTGACTTGCGTTAGCAGATTGAAAACGCCATTTGCCTATCTTGAAGAACTTGTTGTTCGACTGTGCAAGCAAACGTGAGTAAGTACCACCTTGTAAGTTGGTTACTGTAACACCTACGGGATTTCCGAACAAAGGCGGAAGACCGAAGAAGTCGTTGTATCCAAACATAACAGCGGTAAGAGTACCAAGCGTGGTGTTTTCATACTGAATAACGTAAGGGTCACTTACATTCGGACTGTTTTGAGTGTTACCTGAAGCATAATCAAATGCAGTATCATACCCATCATCAAATGAATCGTAGTCATCGAAATAATCGAATGAATCTCCGTCCATTGAGTCATAGGAATCAAACCCGCTCATTGCTTCGGCTTGCCCAATAAATCCAAACAATTCTCTTTCAATTGAGTTCATTGTTTCAGTTTTTTTTTGACGTTGTTAAAAAAATTTGTTCTGTGGCTATTTTTCTTCTATCTCTCTATTGCAAAATCCTACATTTGAGTAGGTAGCAAGAGTGAAAAGTGAAAAAATCCAAAAAATAACTTTTACGTTTCCTCTTTCATCACGGAAATAAAACCGTGGGGAAATTTACTTTTTTACAATGCGAGGCGCTACGAACTTTTGATGTACAGCCAACGCCACCATCACAGTTACTAAAGTAAGCCCCATCATTTTCAAATCCGATTTTGAAATCATCTTGGTGTATTTTAATTAGTTTGTGAACCAAATTTACTTATTTTATAAACAACTTAAATAAGGCATTTAATTTTTAAGTTGTTAAAAACGGTTGTAAAATATCGCAAAGTGCGGGTTTATATCGACTAACTCAATAAATTAAATACAACAACAAAGTGTATCTAATTAAAAATTACGGTCAAAGAAGACGATTGATAGTGTTTATTCGGCTCGGGGTGGGAGGATATTGAATAAATGAACCCGTATTTTTTACTGTATTTTTCAATCTTTTTGATTGAATCGGGCACAAGTGTTTTCAAAACTATTCCAAATTTACCCGTATGCTTAATTAAAAACTTTTGACAGTCGGGTGAAAGTTCAGTTGCCAACGTATCTAACGCATGGTAGGCAATCTCTTCAAGCGGTGACAATTCGTAAAGTTGAATGAACGGGTTTTTTAACTTGTTAAATGCTTGAAGACCTTTTTTGTAAAAAGAGGTTTCGTCTTCAGGTATTTGTGGCTCGGAGTTGAGCGCTATGCAACTACAGCCCGTAGAGTACACGGCTTTAATTCCCGTCATACATATTCTGTAGCAATATTGTTGTATTGATAACTTTAAAGGAAGGCTTTCGTCGTATGCACCCACCAAATTTAATGAGCGCTTTGAGTAAAATTGAACGCCGTAATGCTCAAAGTCATCGGAGCAAAGAACCGTCGTCAAGTCAAAACTCTTTGTTAGAGTTTCAGTGGGCGTTAAATTCGCGCAATAATTATTCAGTGGAACTGTCAAACAGCCAACTTGGTCAAAATTCAGAAAGTCAAAATAAGTGTTGATTAACCAATTGTCGCTCAACAATAATTCTTCAGGCACTACTGCTATGAACTCGCCCGTGGCTTTTGATAAAAGGTGGTTCAGAGCGGAAACTTCATTCGTAAAATCGCTCGCGTTAACATAACAGTCTGCAATTGATTTGAACAAAGTCTCCACTCGAGGGTCACTCGGCGTTTTGTTTACGACTAAAAGTTGAAAGCCTACGCCCGATTTTTCGAGCGTATTTTTAACCACCACATTGTTATTCCAAAAGTCACCGCTAACACATAGTATCAACGATATACTTACGGACACCTTACTTTTGCTTTTTCGGGTTCAAAATTGTTTTCAAGGTAATGTAGTGCTTAATACGCATCTGCCAATCCATATCCATATCTACGTCTTTTACCGTGTCGAACTCCGCTTGCAATTGTTCGTAAATTACCTTATTTTTTTCAGGCTTAAACGACTTTGCTTTAGAAAAAACTTGGTCATATTTTTCGTTAACCTCATCAACGTAACTTGCTACGTTTTGAGAAAAATCCCTAAAATAGTCCTCTTTTTCTCGAAGATTTTTGTGGGCTTTCGCCAACTCCCAATCTGTTCGTAAAAGAACTATCTCGTCTTCGTTCTTTTGATACTCACTCTTTTCAGCGTTGTTTTCTTTGACTAAAACTTTACGCTTGTTCATACATTCAATATAGCGCTTCTGCGACTCAATTGCATTTTTTACGCTGATAAGGTGTGGAAATTTTTCCAAGTCAAACGACATTACGGACATACTCATATTCTTGATTTTTATTTGTTATTTGTGTTTTTATGTTTGAATAAATTTTAAACCTGACTACTTTTTTCTTCTACTACGAATATTTCGAATTGTATAGGGAATAGTGAAAGGGAGCGTTAGCGGTATTAGTATGCTCATGAACATTTTGTGCGAGGGATTTCCCTTATCGTAAATGAATTTTATATCGCTTTTGATTTGCGCTATATCGCTTCGGTACTGACCTAATGTCACTGCCAAAAGCACCAAAATTACATAAATTATCAATCCTAAAGTCATATTCAAATATTTCCGTAATACTGCTTCATATAAATTTGAGTTTGACCTTTAATAGCCTCCTCTTGTGAACAACCCGACACGTCTCGGAACTCCTTGATTATTTTTTTGTTATTCAACATATAGTCTCGGCACGCTTGCTCAAATTCTTTTTTTGTGAACTTTCCTTCTATTTTTTGCCCAAAGTTATGAATATAAAGGAAAAAACGTTTGTCTCCGTCCAAATATCTGTTGTTAACAATGTTTTGAGCGATTTTAAACATTATTGGGTTTGTAACCTTGCCCTTTATATCATTGACGTTGTCCGCCTGATAGTGCATCCGTACCCAACGCGCATTTTGCCAAATTCTTGGCTCAACGGGACGGAGCGACTGATAAGAAATCAATACATCAACGGCTCTGTGGCGTAAGTTTACAAGTCCACTAACAATATCCTCCATGTGGGTCATGTTTAGAATATAGGTGTTAATATCCTCCAAAACTAACATACCGTTTCTAAAGTCCTTTATTATGTGCTCAATTGCTTCCTTCTTTTCTCTAATTGAAAGATTTTTAGCGTCAACTCTTCGGCACTCTTTTAGGTCTTCTCTACTCCATTTACCCACGTCGGAGAGGGCAATCCGTTTTGGGTCAAAATTATGAATATCATTATTGGCAAATTGACTTACCGTATACTCGCCGTTGGTGTCAAAAATAAGGCATTTACGACCTCGGACTTTGTTGTAGAACTTATCTTTTACATAGTCTTTTATCACGTACATATTTTGGTAGGTTTTTCCAACCCCCTGAATACCCGTGGTAGCCATCATTCCCGCTTCTCTTTCTCCCATAATTCTATTCTTTTACTTCCTCTTGAGGAAACATAATATCGTAGTCACTTATTTGTCGCTGTTGTGGCTGTTGTGGCTGTTGTGGCGACGGCTCTTGTTGATAAAAGGGCTCGGGCTGTCTCGGTGGAGGTGTCGGCTCTCTAAACTCTTGATAAGGCACTTCTTCTTTTTTCATGCTTCGCAACTGACTCAAAACTGAATTGTTTGAATTTGTTATTCCTACGGCTTTTATCACTTGTAAACCGACCACTCTTGCACCAACTAAAAGTAAATCTTGCGTTGGTGTTGGAGCGATTCCTTTTTCCAAAAAGACCTCCGTTAGAGCCTCAATTAAATCTTCTCTATCTTCAGCGTCAATTTGAGACTCGCTTTTAACAACTTGGTGTTGTGAAAGGAAAAACTCCTTAACAGTCATTTGTTGGTTTTCACTGACGTCTAACAAAATAGTCAAGTCCATTTCGCCGTTCAACTCATATTCAGTCAGTTTTGCCTCGCTTATATCTTTTAAAACATACCACTCAAAACCCTTCTCAAGCAAATCGCAAGTTAAATTTACAATACTTTTTGCAAAACGTTTAGTTTTTTTACGTTGTTTGGCACTGTCCATTGTGTCAAAAGACGGATTCATTGGCTCTGATGCCTCTTCCTGACGTGGGACTTTGTTAAATCGACCACCCGTATTACTTGGTGGCTCGGGCTCTTCTCCCGCTACGGGAATTTCAAAAGACTCCGCAAAAGACCTTGGCTCATCGTAAGTACCACCACCTTCTTTTGGCGTTTCGGGGTTTTCGTCAGGGAACTCACTGCTTAAAACATAATCACGAACAATTGGCTCTTCTCTATTGAAAGGGTCAATCATACGTTGATTGGGGTCGCGCTCCTCAACGTCTACCTCTTGTTTAAATTCATCGGAAGCGGACTTTCTACTCACCGTTTCATTGGCTGTGTCTACAAGTTCTGCGTCTTCAACACAATACGTTTCATACAAACGCTGAAGTTCAATTGGGGTGTTCGCGGGCTCAAACGTAAAGTTAGGGTCTTGATTAACCATTTCAGCAATTTTTTCCTGAAGTTGTTCAACCATTTTTTTCTCCTTCATTGAAGTATTACCGCGCTTTGTATAAACTTTAGTCGACATTGCTGTTTATTTTATTCGATGATTTTTGAATTTGTATACTTTTTGACGTCTAACATTATTGCTGTATAGTCGTCCATTATTTTTCTGTCGTCAGCACGCTTTTTTGGTTCTAACCCATGAAACTTTTTGATTGCATACGAAACAGAGTTTTGGTATCTGTTAAATTTTTTTCCAATATCACTCGCGGAGACTCCAAGAGTTGTGTTCATAATTTTAAAAGCGATAAGTTTTGCCGTGTACACGTCGCCTTTACTTTTACTATTATATAACGTTTCTTCTGTTATATTAAAGTGTGAGCAAATGATTTTCATAATTGCGTCAATGTCGTCGCTATTACTTGTGTACTTGGTTATGACTTGGCTTAAAATTCTATTGAACTTGGAAATTGACAGTTTTGACACGCCGTTGCTGATGTTACGCAACAATTTCTTGACCTCTTGTTGGATTTCAGTATTAACGACATTATCTGTTATGACTTTATTCATTGTACAAATATAACTTATTTTTATTACAACGTAACCAACGTTTGATTTTTTTTCAGGCAGATTTTACACTCTTTCCGTCAAAAAAGTTAATTTTGGTTAAACAAAATTTAAGGATACAGCAAAATATGAGTTCAGAATTTAGCAAAAACAGTTTACAGTTGTATTTCAATCAGGTCAAAGGAGAATTGATTGAAATAAACTTTGAGGAGAACTTCTCTAACTTAACAGTAGCGGTTGGGCACAACAAACTTCGTAAAATAAACTTTGTCGCGAAAACAGAATACTTTGAAGAGCAAGTCAAGGGTTGCGAGGTTGGACAAACGATTACCGTAAAGTTCTATCTTTCAAGCAACTTTAAGCACAATCATTGGTACACTACCGCTACAATCCTTTCTTTGGAGAAAAATTAAGACATACCGTCGATTTGACTTTTTTTCATAGCCAACTCAATAAGTTTAATTTCATTTTCAAGTTTCGCATTGCGAGCCTGATAATCTCTATGCTCACGGGAATTGATATATGACATTACTGCCACGATACCACCCAATAGCGCTCCGATTCCTCCTAAAAGGTAAATTGTGTTTCTGTTTAAATGAACTACTTTATTCATTATTCTGCGTCTTGATTTGCTTTTTTAGCGTCCATCATTGGTTTAACAACGAAACGGTATCCAACGTAAATTGCCCCGAGGACAACTACAGCCATGATTATTTTATTCATGCTTCCGCCTCCGCTTGGTGTTGCTCCGCTTGGTGTTGCTCCGCCTCCCGTAGAAGGAGCGCTTGATGTGTTGAATGATTTAATCATTTTTTCGAAAGTTTGAATTTGAAAGTTTTTGGGTCTTCAATAAGTTTGTAATTAGACGTTTCTAACCCATTTTGCTCGTCTTCTTCTTCACAACAGTCGTATAAAACCTCATACGCTTCGGGTGCTGAATTTTCCAACTCTTCTACCGTATATTCATGTTTTCCTGACTGAAACAAAGACTCAAGTTCCTTGTCGATTTTCAAACCGATTTCTAAATCCTTATCCATAGTATATTATTTATTTTACAAATATAAAAAAATCAGGCATATTATTCAAAAAAAAGTTTTTTTATTGGTTATTTTGTAGAATTTATTTCTACAACTATTTTGTCGGGTAGTCTCTTGCCCAAAGGCGACAAATTCCATTATACTCAACTTCACCTCTTATTTGAGAGCATATTCCCCTCTTTTTAGTTACGTGCCAATAGTAGTAAACACAGTTGCCACAAACAAAATCAGGGTTGTTTGTTTTTGCTTTGTAGTTAGATTCTTTTTTTGACATTTTAAACGGAGGCGTGCCCTTGCCTTTCCCTAAAACAAAATATAAAAACGGGGTATTTTGTTTTTGTTTTTCGGGTAATTTTTCAAATTCGTCGTAAGCCTTTCTAATCCATATAGGGGCGTTTAAAAGCGCATCTTTGTAGTCCATTATTTTTCGTATTTAAGATGTGCAATAAATTTAGTTGGGTTAACAACAAGGTCGTTTGGAGTAAGTTCATAGTTTGTTTTGGTAACACTATTACCAACGTTGCCTCCTTGAGTTACCGCATATCGTTTTCCGTCTTTTTCTAAAAAGTCAACCACTACGTCACCATGAGCGGGAACACTTCTCTGTATCGTATCGTAGGTGTAATTACTTCCACCGCGATTTTTGACTAAAACGTCACCAACTTCTACCTTTTTGCTTTCAGTAGGTCTAAAAGCCCAAAAAGCATTTTTTGTACCTTGTGTTCTGTTTTCTTTTGCATCCACCGTATACGTGGAGTGATAACTTCTTGGCTTAAAATTGAAGCCCGCTGAATTTAACAAATGACTAACGTATGCCGATGACCAATACCATTTATCTTGAAATGAAGGCGACTGCATTTGAGCGGGTGTAAAGGTGTTGCCGAGTAGTTTCCAATAGCCTATTAAAAAATCACTTACTTCAGGGTCGGTTTCTTTTTTACCCGCCCATTTTTTAGAGTCCGCTTCAGCGACGTCTTTTAATTTTTTCTGATAAGGGTTTAATTTTGTCAACTTTCTCTTTTTGTTTCGTATAGAAATAAACACAACAATCCCAAGCACAACCGACGTTGCTACCGCTCCCGCTATAATCAACTTCTCTTGCTTTGAAAATTTCATTTGCTTTTGAATACTTTGTAAAAATTATAACCGAGTAGAAGACCTAAAGTCGTTGTCAAAACAAGTAAAGGTACAACACTAAAAACTGTTTTCAAATCACCTTTAGGTGTTAAGTTTTTATGATATTGCTCCACAACAGAAAGTCTGTCCTCAATATTTTTAAGTTTTTGTTCGTCGTTACCCATTTTTTTAACTTGTTAAATAATTTTTGGCTGTTTTGTTTAACCGCCCGTTTTGAACCTCGAAGTCAATTGTTTTACAGTCTCTTGGATTTTTCCGTGCTTCAACAACTCCACCAAGCCAAAGTGCAAATTTTCAGGCAGATTATCTAAACTTGTCCAAAGGTAATCAATATTTTCCCAATCAAGTTGAGGCTCAAACTCTTGTTCGACAATTGAGATAAAATTGAAAAACTTGAAGTTAGGTCTTTCAAATACATAGGAGGGGTAAATCGTCTTTAATTCAAAGCCCGTTTCCTCATAAGCCTCCCGTTTTACAGTATCTTCTATTTGTTCATTAACTTCTACTTTCCCACTGATAGTGCCCCACGTAAACGGCTCTAAAACAAAAGGACTGCGTAACAATAAAAGTATACGGTTTGTTGTTTTACAATAAATTAAAACTCCGCCTCCTTGACTTCCAAAAAATCTTGTTGGTATATCTGTTTTACCGCCATTATCGAAACGAGAAACTTTGTAGCCAAGTTCCGAAATAAGGTCGTCGTCTTGTTTGTATTTTCCTGACTTGCTTTTGCCCTTCAGAATTTTGTATATGAAAGCGTTTAATCTTGCCAAGCCCCAAGCAACTCTGCTATTGGGTTTACCGCCACTTATCGTTGGTCTGTGTGATTTTGAATAAGCACCCATACCTCTTCGAACAACTGCTTTTGCGCTTTCGACAGTAATTTGTTTATTCGGGTATTCAGCATTATGTTTTTCTACCTTATCCTTAATTGTTTTTGTTGTTTCCGCAGAGAACTCAATTTTTAAGGCGCTTGATAGGTTAGAAGAACTTTTTTTAGGGTTTACCTGACTTCCGTAAACTCGGTCTTTTGTTGGTGAAGGGGTTTGAGACATTGTGCGTCCACCTTTTGCATATCGAATATCGGGATTGTTACCATCGAATGTAGTGTTAGTGCCATCGGCAAGTTTGATTTGTTCGGGTTCAAAAACTACATATTGATTACCAATATCAAACCCATCTTTAATATTTAATGCTATCGCCCCATCAAATTCAAAACTATTTATAAGTTTTATTAATTCTTTATCAGCATCTACATTATATGAATTATAGTTTTTTATGTTTGGATATTTAATCTTTAAAAAAACTCCATAAACACCACCACTTGCACTCTTTTTAGCAAATTGTTCAGAATCCTCTTTTTTATCATAAAAAAAGAATCCTTTTTTAGATGATTTAGCACCTGTTGTATTACCTCTATATTTTTTACTAAAAATAGTAAAACCATAATCATAAGAGCCGTGATAAACTACAAGAGGTTCTCCATTTTCATCTACTACCTTACTTGAATTTGCAGGGTCGTTTTGCCAATCACCGAACCACGCCTTAAATTCGGGAGAACGTACCAAGCGGTATTGTTCAGGCGTCAAATTGCTTGGTTTTCCGTTGGGGGCTAAATATGTTGAATCAAAAGCCATTTATGCTTGATTTGTATTTAATGTTTTTGAATACTCTACCGCTACCAATTTGTGTCCTTCCGCTGTGGGGTGTATACCGTCCGAGGTCAAACTATTGAGGCTATAAGGTTGTATGAAGTTAGCATTTTTTATCGTTAAAGGAATTAGTCTTTGTAACTCTTTTCTTTTTTCAACAAAAGGAATCCACTGCGTTCGCTCGGTTATGTATTGGGTTATAGGCATAATTTTGTAGTTGCCAAAATCACCCTCTACTTTATATCCTAAATTCACAAATACGTCCGCGCCGTTTTGTGCAGATAGGTCTACCATTTTTTGAATGTTAGCGAGAGTTGTATTCAAAGAAATAATTGAGGAACTCGTATCGTTTCCTCCGCCGTAAATATAAACCCTATCGTATTTTGTCTTTGCCAATTTTGCGGGCAAATTATCGAGCATATACTTTGTCGTTTTCCCGCCCACGGCTGATACGTCAATAGACTTGTCAGGAAACTGTTTTCTTAATAAGTTAGGGTACGTATATGTTATAGCACTACCGCTTTGGCTTTGAACTGCACTTTGCGAATCCCCCACTATCAATATTTTTTGAGGGTTTGGATGCTTCAATTTCTGTGGCGTCGGTTTCTTGCGAAGTGCCTTATAAACAAGGACGCTTACTGCAAGAATACTTACGCCAACAAGTGACCATACTAAAATATTTTCGGTTTTTTTGTTCATACCACATACCCCGCTTATTTAGCACGTTTTTGCTTCCAATAAACCTTACCCGCTACTTTTTGACCAACTTCTTCAGCCTCTTTCTCATCGTACTTTTTACCGTATTCGGCTTGATACTTTGGCTTCACTAATTGATTAACATATCTTTGAGCAACTTTTTTGGAAAGTGTTGTAAAATCAATTTTACCGCCTTCAGCGTAGTGTCTCTCTTTGCTAACATAAACCTCATCTGCAAGGTGTTTGATATTGTCGACAAATTCATCTACTTCGCTCATTTGCTCAAAAAAGAATTTTGCCTTTTCTGTACCGACAATAACCTTAACAATCCAATGTTTTTTAGCCAAAGTTTCAGCGGGGATTTTGAATAAGTCAGGGTGATACTTTTGAGTGCTTTTGAATTTTCCGCCGTCAGCATACATACCCATTGTTGCGTGGCTTATGTAAGGCATTTCTTCTTCAGAGTCTAACCAAAATTCCGTGTCGTTTTTCAGGGCGTGTCGATTCCATTGCTCCGAAGGGTAATACCATTCGTTTAAGTAAGGAACATTAATTTTGATATATTCTTTACGAATATCTGACATTGCTTTTTCTTTTGCTGTTAAAGGTTTTTTGGTGCGCCCTCCCGCTTTAAAACGAGATATACCACTATCTTTTGGATAGTTGTCACTGACAAAGTCCAAATAGTCATCGTACAAGTCCCATTTAATTAAATAGTTTCTGTATTCTGTTGCCATTTGTGTCATTTTAGAGACGTTTGTTACGTCTTCTCCAACAACTCTTTTGAATATCTGAAATAATTCCTCGGTGGTTGCGCTTTTGTCCGAGAAGGCTTTCATTGCTGATAGAAGTAACGCATTTTTTCTGTATTCAGGGTTTGCTTTCATTGCCTCATACTGCTTGTCGCTATTACTCATGGGGCTTTTAAAGCCAAATTCCTCCGCTTCACGTACTACTTTTTTAACCTCTTCGTATACGGGTCTTACTATTGTTGCTCTTGCCTCATCCAAGTCAGAGAATGTTATGGTTTGACTATCGTCAGAATCGTTATTGTTTACAAAAATTGTTATTTTGTTGCTGACCTTTTTGCCCCATGCAACAATAACAGTTAGAAATCCGTTGGGTGTTTCGAGAATTTCTTTAATGTAAAATTTCATTTCCTCTACTTCGTGAAACATTCCGCCTTCAGCGTACTTTTCAGTTTTGCCGTCAAGGTAGTGGGTTACGTCGCTCAAGGTAGTTGTTGCTCTTTCCATTTTTGCAATTACCCATGGCTCAATGTCAAGATTGTTTTCCATAATCTGCCTTAACTCCTCTTCATGATGATTGACTTGCTTGAGTTGATTCAAAATCATATCTCGCTCTTCATTTTGAATTGTACCGCCTTTTGCAAATAGTTTAAAATACATACCCGTACCTTCATATAGGACTTCATATAGTTGGTCAAAGTAAACGTCGTCGAATGTTTTTACAATCTTGTACTTGTAATTGAAAATTCGTCCAATTTCAACGTCGTAAAGGTCACGGCTATTCAGGGTGATTTTGATAAAGTTTGCACCACGGTTTTTGATTCTAAAAGAAACTCCGTTTTTGAGAGCCACAAAGTTGTATCCGCCCGTCATCATTTTGACGCGACCCATACCACCTATTTGTGACAAAATTATTTCGGCTACTCGCGTGTCGGTGCGACCGCCGTCGGCAAAAATTCCAAATAACTTTTTACGGGCACTTGAAGTTGGTTTGTTGATACTGACTATTTCGTTTTGCTCCACTAAACTTTTTGTAAATCCCGAGGTTACTTCGTATGCTCCTTTAGGAAAAACTTCTGTTATTGTGCCTGAAACATTGTCATCGTCAGAATATCTACGGAAAACAACTGTGTCCCCAATTTGACCGCCTTCAGCATAAACTTTATTAGAGCGACCTTTTTTCCATTCATTTGTAATGTTTTTCCAATAGTCCACTCTTGCTGTTTTTCTTAATTCGGCGGGTAGCCTACTCACAGCACGTTCTTTTGCTTCTGTTATACTATCTCCACTAACGTATTGGATTGTTGTACCTCGGTCAGTTAAAATGTGTAGATAAAAAGCCATGTTGTGTTCAGGTTTCTTGCTGTCTCCAAAAAGACCTCCCCAAGCGTGTTTTTCACTATCAACTTCGCCTCCTTCAGCATAGGCAACTTTCATATTAAAAAGTTTTGCCATTTTTTTAACGTTCGAGATTTGACTGTCAGGAACATAAATTGCAACTGTATCGTCGCCTTCCTTTTCAACTTGATTGTCGGGATAGGTTATTTTCAACTCGCCGAACATTTTGTTTCGGTCAATAGAAGTGCCCTTCACAAGCAACTTAATCATATCACTAAAACCCCAACCTTCGTGAAAACTACCACCTTTTTTGTACATAGACGCCTGACTTCTTTCCATAACCCTGATTAAACTTTTTTAATTTTACTTCCGCTGAATGTGAACGGAACTGATTTTCCTTTCTTTATAGTCATACCCGTACTATCACTCAAAAGCACCTCTGCTTCGCTTGTCGAAGATAACACTTTTGTTACTGTTCCCGTCAAATTAGGAGAACCAATTATTTCAATTTTGTCGCCTACTTCAATAGACGGAATACTGAAAGTAGTACGCGGTGGCGTATTTTTAACGGGAGCGGGGCTTGGCGTATTATTCGCGGGAATTGTAAAGGACGTATATTCTTTTGACAAATTCTCTTGTAAAACGCTTGCCTTCCAACCGCTGTCCGTTGCTATTGTGTAGATGATTGTATTTTGCGTAGGAACGTATTTGTACAAAAGCACCTTTCCAACCTCTGTAATACCCTTTTTAGTATTGAACTTTAGACGGTCTCCGATTTTGTATTTGACCTCGATATTTGTTGGCACGGGCACAAACTTTGAGCGGAAAAACTTAACATTTGTTTCAACGTCACTGATATTTACAGTCAAGGTTTTTGCACCCGCTGTAATCTCAATCATATTGTTGCTCAAAACTCGTTTTACCTTGTAGCGCTTTTTGTCGGACTTGAGTGTTACCCAATCACCGACTTTGATGCCTGAACTGACTGCGCCACCCGTAGCAAAAGTATTTATGTAATTAATGAAAAAAGTGAAGCCTGATTGCCAAACCACTCTGTCGTCGTCTGAAAGCACGCTTTCATTTCCGTAAACAGACTCCTCCCATTCATAAAAATTAAAATCGTTATGTTCAGGGTGCGCTTTTGCGTATTCATATCCCTCAATCCATAAAACTCTTTGGGCGTCAGAAAGTTGCTGATTTTCCTGATTTTCCCAAAAATCAAATGCGTCGTCAGCGTTATGAAAACCAACTCCGCCACCCTTTGCAAATCGCCCAACAAAAGTATTGTTTACATACTTCCAAGTTTCAGTTATTCTATAACCAACACCTTGTAGTCTTTTCATTTCAGCACGGGCTTCTTCTAAAGTGTCAAAACTTTCGCTGTATGTGTCACCCTCGTCGTCACGGTATTCAATATCGAAAGAACTACCCTGAACTTGACCGCCGTCGGCAAACTCAATTGTATCAATTGTACCACCGTTTTCAAATTGTGAATATGCGTGGTTAGTTTGAACAAGAATATCGTGAATAATTTCAGGCGTCAATTTAACAATTCTTGCTTGTAATTTAAAACCTCCTTCACTTGCACCCATTTGCAGATTTTCAATTGTGTATTGGCACTCCTCACGGGTTTTTTCCCAAGTGGTTAAATAACCCATTTTTCTACCGTATGAAATAAAGAAAACTTTGTCCATAAAGCCCGCAATGTGGTCTAACGGCACAATCACAGCGTATTTGTAATCTTTTAAGTAGTTAACAATATCCTGATTTGACATTTTTGGAGGGTATCCCCACGCTCTTGGGGTACGTCCACCTTCGGCGTATTTTCCATCCATTTGGTTAAGCAATTTTAACACTTCGTTGAAGCGCGTTAGTTTTGATTCTCTTTCTCTTTGTCTTGCTTGTTCTTCTTCAGAACTGTCTCCTTCGAAATAGGTGTTCAATCTGCTACTATTCAAGTCGCGTTGTAGTTTGTGTAACTCCTTTTCTAAATTTTCTTGCAACGTCCCGCCTCTTGCATATTGGGTTTCTTCAAATCTTTTTTCATGACCATACAAGTAATTTCGGACAAGTTCTTCTCCAATTTCTCCGTAATTTGTTGGGGTGTCGGTGTCAAAATTTTCACGGACGTCTTCTACCATATCCCAAAATTCTTCTGTGTCCTGAATAAGAGGCATATTTTCGTAGTGTGGGTATTTTGCTTTTAAGAAAACATAAGATTCATCGAACATATCAATAATTGGTTGAGGAATACCTTCGTTAAGACTACCGCCGTCGGCGTAAAGTTTTTCTAATTGTTTATTATCCCAAACTCCTTGCTCTCTTTTCATTACGTCGGAAATTAGAAAACTTTTTCTATCGTACCCAACATTGTCAGCAACAACATAATAATCACCGTCATAACCAAAGTTGTCGCCTTTCGTATCTTCCTTTACTTTGACGACATCGCCAACTTCGATTGAACCGCCTAACGACTTTTTTTCAGCGTGAGTATAAGTTTTTTGAACAGTAAATTTAGGGGTTGTTCCCGTGTATCCTTTGTGGTCTTTGTGCCATTCTTTTTCGACTGTTTCAATAGCCGATTTTGAACTTTTAGCCTCTACGGTATACAGACACTCGCCCATATCGTGATTGATTCTTATGTCAAAGCGTTTTACCATTTTTTTTTAACTTGTTAAATTTTATTGGGTGCGAAACTCATTATACCCAACTTCAAAAGCAATTGGGTCATTTTTTCTTAACCACGTTCCGTATTTGTTAATCATTTTTAGAGAAACTCGACCGCCGTTATCAGGGTGGTCTGAACTTGGAGTACCCAAGTCATTCAAATAACTCTCATATTGTGCCTTGGTTGCTTTTTTAACCATCCCGCCGTCCGCGTAGTGGTTTTCTACAATTTCCTCTGCACCTTTCAAGTCCATCTTATCTCTGTTTGACCTTACCTTGTCTTTTGTATCATCAATCACCTCAAGAGCAATTCTTTTCTTTTGGTCATGAATTTGTTTTTTCGAAAAGTCACGGGTTTTTTCATATCCTGACTTAACCGTTCTTCCAATTCCACCAAAAAAGTTTTTAACGTCGTCGGCTACACCGCCTTTGGCGTATTTGTCAACCATACTTAAAAAGACCTCGCCTTTGTAGTTTGGGTTCTCTTTTTTGAACAAGTATCTCGCTTCGTGAAACGCTTGTACTCCGTCTGTTGCTTCAACGCTAAAAACTTCGTCGCCCGTTTCAGTATGTACTTGAACAATAAATGTAGTTGTCTCTTCAAATTGCCCGCCATTGGCGTATTCAGTGCTTTCTTGCCCTTCTGCTATTTCGGATAGTTCTTCACTCAATTGAGAGTAGTCTCCCTCAACGTTATTTATAAGAACTTGTAACGCTTCTGCTTTGGGCATTGATTTTGAAAAATGTTCATAGTTTGTAAGTTCAAATTCGTCCAAATTGTCAAGGTCAAAAGACACCAATTTATGATTATCAGAACCATACTTTCCATTCAATTCGACTTCTCCACCTTTGGCGTACTCTTTTCCTTTTGAAGCAAAATATTCATAATGTTCATACGCTTCTCGAAGAGTATAACTTTTTAAGTTTCTGCGTCCGTGGCGAAAATATTTAGTTGTGCCTGAATATTTGTCATACATCGGTTTGTATTCAACAGAATTGTCAAGAACTATCATATCGTGTAGTACGGGCATAGTTTTCTTGAACTCTTCAAAAGACATTATATTTCCAACGTTACCCCCCTCTGCAAATTTAGTCTTTAGGTATTTTTCTCGGTACTCATCCGCTGTCAAAACTTCAACAATTGATAAGTCGCTCGAGTCCATATCAGCCTTCCACATTTTTGTTGCTTGAGCAATTGCCTCGGAACGTGTTTCTGCACCTACTAAAAAACGGTCTTTATGTTTGCGTCCGCCGTCTTTCTCGGCTTCTTTTGAAACTACGACAACCTCATAAGACCCCTCAAATTGACCCCCGTGTGCATAGTGACCGTCCATTTCAGCGTACTCTTTACCCGCTTTCAAAATACTTTTTGCTTGGGTGTCAGAAATATTATAATAGTCAGCAAAACCTTCAATTGTCAGGAAGTTATTAACGTAGTCCAAGTACATTGCTTTTACGTCCGACTTTGTACCGTTTATGTATATTTTAGCGCCGTTTGCAGTGTACTCAAAAGGCTTTACTCCACCACCCGTACCGAACTTAACTGTTTTGCTTATCCAATACCCGTTCAAAGGCTTTATTTTAGAGCCATCCGTTAAAACAACCTCAACAATTGTTGCTTTAGGAAAGTATTCATAATCTGCCTTGACTGAACCACCCTTTTTAAAGTAGTGTGCTCCATTCAAAACCATGTCTCCCGACACTGTTTTAGTCTTACCGCTTTTGGTAGTGAACTTTACTGATTTAATTTGAGCATTAACCTTGTAATTTGGCTTTCCTGAAGTTGATTCTGTTGGGGTAGCCAAAGGAGTCGCCTCTGCCATTACGGGTGCTTTAGGCGCTACCGCTTTAGCGGTTTTAACAACAATGTATTTTGGGTCAGCAAGAGTTGAATTGCTTCGCTTGTATTGTTGAGCAAGGCGCTTGTACATATCCTTGAACTCGTTTGTAACAAAATAATCGTTCCAAGACAAAAACTCATTCAACAAGTGATAATTGTTATCTTCGTAATAATCAAAATCCTTTTCTGATAGAGACTTTTTAGCAATTATTTTGCTCACCTTGACCTCAAGTAATTTTGAGAATTTCTCAAGCATGGACTTGTTTTCACGGAGTTCACCTCCGCTTTCAGCACCAACAACGTCGAATAGGTCAAAATAAACATTTGCTATTTTGTCAAGTGTGCGCTTATTGGGTTTTACAGTACCCCCTTGGGCATACGTGTTGTCTCCAACCACTATTACTTTTTGACTAAAAGATTTAGCGCTTATATTGTAACTTCCCGTGCGACCGAAAGCCTTGACAATAATTTCAGTAGGGCGGACTTCTTGAACTTTCCACAAGTGACTTTTGCCCGCGTACTCAAATTCTGAAGGGTCATTACCAATCCAAATTGCGTCGCCCGCTTTTGCGAAAGACAAATAGTCACCAATACTTTCGTACATTTTTTTCATACGTAGTTTACCCTCCGAGGTGTAGTGAACAGCACCGCCTTTGGCATATTTATTAGTGCTTGAAACAAAATAATCATAGTTTGAAGGGGCGTTTGCTCCCAAGGCGTTTGCTGAAATAATTGCATCACCCGTAGCCTTAAATTTAGCGACTTCATGCTCTTCGTTACCCCATGAGTTTTTTACAACCAAATCAATTTTTGAATAACGACCCGCTTTTCCGCCTTTCGCATAAAGTTCAGTTTGAAAGGGATTAACGTACTCGCCATTTTCAACAAATATTTCTGCGAATTTTTTAAATTCATTCCAAGCGCGTTTCATTGAAATTCCTCTTTTAAGAAGCATTTCGTCAAATTGCTTTTTATCAAAACGACCATTTAACACTATTCCCAAATCACGAAAAGCGGTGTCGTAGGCTTCCGCCGTGTCATAACTCGCTTTTTTGTACTGCTTATACATTTCATCAACGTACTTATCGTAACTCATACTTACAAGACTTCCGCCTTTGGCATAAGAACTTCTGCGAGGTGCATCAAATTTAATTCTCATACGTCCGTCCGCACCTCTTGAAAATGTGTCAAATTCTGTGTCAGTAATGTAATATTCTTTACCGTCAACTTTAATACGTGTTCCTGAATCACCCGCTAATTTGTAAAAATCACTCGAGACCTTTCCCATACCTAAACCACGATACGTTATTTTACCCTCGTTAAGTCTTTGTTGAAAATTCGGTATGTCTTTAATCGAGGTGACTATTAAGCCACCTTTAGCATACATACTTGAATCCATAGTACCGCCTATCATTGGAGCGTCTTCCATACTCGTATCCATTGTACCGCCAACTCCAACAGCACCGCCGTCTTCAAACATATTTGAGGTTTTTGAGTTTATCGTAAATTCATACTTTCCAACAGCGTCTTCATATTGTTCATTCGCGTTTGGAATAGCCGTAAGCGAGTAAACGCTGTGATTGTATCCTTTGACGTAGTTTTTCACCTCCGTAGGGTCAGTAACAACGGCAACGTAAGAATATTGATATTCGTCGGACATATCGTTTTTGACCTCAACAAATGCTTCTGATTTGTCTTTTGTGCTCCACGTGGAACTATTTGGAATTTTGTCCAATTCAGATTTTTCAATAACAAAGGTCACGTTATCATCGCCAAAGCCATACATACGTGCCTTAATTAGTAAAAATTCAGAAGGGTTGATGTTATCACCAACCCAATACTTTCCGTCTGCTGTTTTTAATGATTTTGTCATTTTATTTTTTTAACTGTAGTATTCTCGACCTAATTTTTCTTCCTCTCCAAAAATGAAACCCTCTGACGCTGAAATACCCTCTCCGTAACTGTCTAATCGTTCGCTTTCAATTTCAAGATACTGCGCTTCTGTGACCTCTTCCATGGCTTCCCTTGTATGGTAATACCAACCGCCCTCTTCAGCGCCTCCGTAATGTTGAACGTTTGAATAAGAAGTGTAAATAGGAGGAATTTCTGTCATGAGCAAGCCGTCAATTATCTCATTGGTTTTGGTTCTATCGGCTTCTTGTTGATAGTCACGCATTACCTGAATATCTTTTGAGTCCATGGTTGAACGGAAGTTGAGGAAGTCGTAGGCGTTTTGAATATATCTTATATAATTTCCACTTTGAGTGCGTACCTCTAATCCCCAAAAAATGTGTTCTCTACCTTCGTTGTCCCCAACGGTAACAATAATAGTTACGAGGTAGATTTGGTCAGGCACTTCATTTAATGCTCCGCTTTTGGTGTATTCATTAGATACTCCCATTTTCGGATAGTTCTTTAGTTCAGTCAAAGCGTTTTTAACTTCTTGCTCGTATTGGTTTTTAGGGTCAAATCCCGTGTAACCATTGCCATATAAATAACTTAAATTGGCGGTTTCGTTGTTGTACTTAATTATTTCATTTGTGAATCCTTCGTCATCACCTTCGTCGTTCCAATTGATTGATTGGATTGTTGATAAAACTAACATTTTATCTTTGTAAAAATTGATAGTTTGAGTTTCAGGATAAATATTATCAAAACTATAAGTTCCTGATACTTCATCAAAATCAAAATACTTACGTAAAATGTTATATCTGTCAACTTCCATTTGAATAAGGTCGGCATCTTCCTCCATTCCGTTTACCGTTTCCCAATTCACGTTAACCTTAAACAGTTTCCCGTTTCCATACAAATTTGGAGAAGTTCCTGAAAACGAAACGTTACCTCCTTCAGCCATTTTAGATACTTCTTTCATTTCGGCGTAAATACTTTTGTCGCCTTTCGGGAAAATTAAAAGTAGGTCGTCCCAATTTACGTTAACTACAGACCTTCTGTTGTCGTAATCAAAGTCATTACCCATCGTCATTTTTGAAGGAGTTTTGTTGACCTTTTTTACGTACCACCAAGATTTATCGTCTTCGGGACGGAATGGACTATTCAACGTATTTACAACGGTCACAAATTTGTCTCCTTTTTCAACTTGAATAGAGTAAGCATCAGAGCCCGAGAAAATTCCTAAAATCCCATTCTCTTGTGCTTCAAAAACTTTGTTTGAAACTTTGCCTCCTTCAGCCATTTTTGGTTTTATCGTAATCCCCGCTCCTGAAATCATGTGTCCAATGTAAGCGTTCATATCGCTTGAGCCAAAACCTTCTCCCGAGTCGGCATAAGTATCATCAATATCGTCACTTGTTTCAATTGCACTTGTAAGTAAGTCAGCGTTAATTTGATAAGGCTCAATAAAACCTTTTCTAACGGCTGAATAAACTAACCTAAATGGACTTGTAACTTGAGAATTATATTGTACAAAGCGAAGGGCGTCCTCAATGTTTCCTGAAGCGCGGAAAATCCACGTTTTAATTTCGGCTTCTAACGCGTCAGAGCCCATTGTACCGCCGTCTGCATATTCATACTCTTCTTCCTCGAACATATATCGAGCAACTTTCGGAGTTTTAACCTCACCTTTAACATACGCTCCGTCAAGAACGTCTTTGCCACGGAAGGTCTGACCAAAACGAGTTTTGATTGACTCAATGTTTTCGTTAGGAATGTAAGTTGGTTTCAACTTGCCACCTTTTGCAAACTTGTCTGCACCGCTATTGTCTGACTTTACAACTGAACTACCAACTGAACTACCCGCAGTTTTTGCGAGTTGTTCTTTTAAGGCAGATAATTGGTCATCCGTTAAGAAAAAAGGTACAAGTTTGTCAAATTGCAAGTGAACTCCGTAAGCACCGTTTGGGTGAGACTGACTCATAATACCCGCACCGTTTGACATATCAATTCGTCCTATGCGAGTACCGCTTTGAATCATTATTGAAGTGTCCCCACTTGTTGCGGGATAAACACTGAAATCTTGCATTTTTCGCATATTGGGTAACTTAAACTCAAAAGAGAGAGTGCCCATTATGTTACGGCGGAATTTTCCAAATTCAACTCCGCCTTTTTTATCGTCCGTTATGCGCTTTGCCATTTTTTAACTTGTTAAATTTTAAGGTGTAATTTGTTCAGTTTTCAAAGTTCCGACGACATACCGCCGTGAGCAAATTTGTTTCCAAACTCTCTCATTTTATTTTCCGACATTTGGTAAGGCTGAAGTGAGCCCGCTCTGAAAATCTCGTAGACGTCGTTGTAGACGTCCATTTCACCTATTTTCATTCCCACAAAATACATTACACCCTTAACGTCGATAATAGTACCTGACAATTTTCCTTGGAATGGGTTTCCTTCTTCAAAAACTCCTCCGTTTTCAAATCTTTTATAAAGAACGTAAACTCTTTTATCAGAAGAATACTCTTCACTCATTGGAACTGAAATATCCATGGGAATCCCGTCAGGTCGCACTCTAACTCTATTTTTACTATCAAAACCGTCTTCAAGAATAACCGCATTTCGTTGACTTCCACCGTCTTTTAAAACAACTAAATCGCCTTTTTTGAATATAACTCCGCCTTCAGCATATTCATACTCTTCTTCCTCGAACATATATCGAGCAACTTTCGGAGTTTTCACCTTACGTTTTACATACGCTCCGTCAAGAACGTCTTTACCACTGAAAGTTTGACCAAAACGAGTTTTGATTGACTCAATGTCTTCATTAGGAATATAAGTTGCTGTCAATCGACCGCCCTTTTTGAATTTTTGAGGCACATAGTAAAGGTCTCCCTCAAACTCAAGCCCCATTGCTTCCTGACTCCACCTCTTTGCCCAAACAGCCAACTTGTTAACCAACTTGGACTTGTTTTTCGCAAAACTTTCGTTTGTTGCAAATGCTGTAACGGGAACTACCTTTTCAGTAATCACTCCGCTGTTTCCTGACAAATATCCACCTACCTTTTCAGAAGACGTAAATCCTCCAAATAATTCAGCAAGATAAGTCTCGACCTCTTTTACTCGGGCTTTCATTTCCGTTGCGGAAATTTCTTTGTCAACATTGCTTGTCGAAGGAACGTAAACCGCAACCTCCATTGGCAAGTGCATCATTTTGTCAGCGTTTGGAATTGAAACTTCACCGCCTTTGGCGAACTTGTAGGCTTGATATGCAACTTCAAATGCTTTTTTATTCGGAAGTCTATACCCATTTCTTTTAATTGCTTCAGTTACCTTTTTAGTAAACTCACTTAACGTGTTTTCTGATTTGTGTATGCCATTTGTGTATGCCATTGTAATAATATAGTCGGCGTCGGCTTTTGTTTCGGCTATCGAACCGCCTTTGGCGTATTTTTTCAATTCAGAAACAGCCACCTCACGAATAACATTTTTCATGTTACTATTTTGGTGGTCGATTTTTGCCATTCCGCCGTTAATTTCGACTACCGTACCGTAGTAGATATTGTCGCTCATACGACCACTCGGGTCTCTCCTAAACTCTACTTTATCACCAACTTTTACGTTACTGCTACGTGGAACGAAGAAACTTGGGTCAGGAAATTCATCTATTCTAATCATTGAATTATTACCACGTCCTTGTTCAAAAAAGTCGTCGGTAAAATGTATATTCATTGAACGTTTAGGGAATTTGCCTCCGTGAGCGTATTCGTCTTCGTCTTCGTCATATTCGTCATAATTTGCAATATCATCAAGAACGTTGATTACATCACCTTCTTCATAATCGTTGAAATCAATAGTTTCAGAAATCCCTTCTGCTTCTTCGTTTGAATGTGCGACAATAAAAAGTGTTTTACCCGATTCTTCATCATAAATTTCAAATTCCATTGCTTCTCCACCATCAGCGTCAACATTACCGCCTTTAGCGTATTGACCGCCCGTTTCTTTAAGCCACGTTCGAACTTCATCGTAATACGGCTCGCCGTTATGTTGACCAATGTGGTGTGCCATTCCTCTTGATTCAGGAGCGTTGCTCATATAAAAATGAGTGCTGTCGATTTTCTCTAAATACCAATTCTGTCCGTCAATGTGCAAGACGTGAGTATTATTTTCAGGGTCAGCATAACCACCTTTAGCAAGTTGAATTTTATTGTCAACGTCACGACGGTTCATTCGGTACTCATAGTAGTAAGGACGTTTTGCTCCTCCTGATTTACCG